GTTTATCATAATGATGTATTTATAGGAAGACTCCCGTCATGGAAACCAGGAATGCCTAATCATTTACGTGAACTAAGAAATGCTATTGTAAAATCAGAAGTAGATACTGAAGTAGAAACAACTACTATAAGTGTTGGGGCAGTAATTAATCCAGAATTAAGAACTCAACTAAATCAAATGGGTTATAAAAATTCTATTATAGATAAATTGACAAAAGAAGAGATTACAACTATAATTAAAGAAGCAATACTTCCAGAAAACTTTGTATCTAGAAATCAGTTTATTCAAGAAAATTTTGATAATATTGTAGGAGAATTAGTAGCAGCAACTACAATTCCTGGAAATCCAGATTTTGAAATGTTTACTAATGAAGATAATGTATTTAAAAAGTGTTAATAATGGAAAAATTACTTACCGATATAGAATGTAAAGAGTTAAATAAGTTTGGAAAACTAGAACTTACTGCTTCCCAAGCTTATTTAAAGCTAGCAAATAGAATGAAAATGTTGGGTTATTTTGGTGCAGAAAGTTTTTTTATGAATGAGTCTAATGGAGAAAGAGATCATTATAGAAAAATTGGAAAATTCATGAATGATTTAAATTGTGAAATTTCTGTAGAACCTCTTGGAGCTCCAGATTGTGATTGTCAAGACATTAAATCTGCTTTAGAAATGGCTTACCAAATGGAAAAAGATTTAATGATTGCTTACGAAACTAGTGCAAAAAGAGAAGATTTATCTTTAAAAGTGGTACTTTTGTTACAAGAGTTTACTACGCATCAAGTAGGTGCAGTTGGAGAGTATTTAGATCTTATTGCTAGGTTAGCTCTTACAGATAATATGTTATTGTTCGATCAAGAACTAGGTAAATAATTTAGTTATGGCTTGTCAGTATTGGTACGATGGAAAATTTCGTACAGAAGAAGAATTCAAACAAATATTAGAAAATGGTTTACTAGATGAATTACTTTCTAAAAATAATATTAATCTTAAAGATAAGTTTGAAATATCCCAAGAAAAACTAGCCAGTTTTAATAAACAAACTATACAAAAATCTCCTGTTACTGTAAGAATTCTACAAAAAATTCAAAGGAATTTAAATAATGGCAAACAACCAGGACAACCTGAAATAGCTTTAAAACAAAATCCGCAAACATTATTACAAAGAATAGGTCAACCTTTTAAACTAGTAATTAAAGTAAACGGAGAACTTTATACAGGACAAGGAACTGAAAACCAAAAAATAAAAGAAGATTTATTAAATTCTGAATTAGGAATTAAAGTAAAAGAAAATCTTACTGAAGGTATCCCGTACATGTTAGTACCTTCTGCTTATGGTTTATATCCAGTTAGGTTATTTAATAACTTAGTTAAAAATACTAGTATAATTAATGCTTTAGGAACTGAATTAGATAATTTAAGAAATGAGACTAACGTAGATAAGATAAAAGAAATACGTAAAAGAATAGAGTCTAATTTTTATAGAATTACTGTAGAGTTTAAAAACAATAAATATATAGTTTCTAAATACAGTCCTGAAATAGCTGAAAACATTACGGCAACTTATGATAATTATGCTGATGTCTTAGAATTTTTAGGAGAACAAGTATTTAGAGTAGACTATTTAAAAATTAATAAAGAAGACTATAATACTTTTATATCTAATGCAGGCGCAGTAACAACAGATTTATTTGCAGAAGATGGAAATTTATTTAATTCTAGTTCGTTTGTATTAGAAGCTTATAAATTAAGCCCTGCAGAAAAACAAGCAATAAATAATATACTAACAGTAAAAATTCCTGACACTACTGCTAGTAAAACTACAGGCAATAGTCCTATAACAAATACTGCAGATAAGACGGATGAAAACCCTATCTTCAATACTCCTATTAACGAACTAAATGAAAGTTTAAGTGACCCTAATACTATAGTAAAATATTTTACATCAAAAAATTTTCCTAAAGATTCTAGTCATAAAATTAGAATAATTGCTAAAGTAGTTGATTTTAAAGGCAAACCTACTTTAGAAATACAATCTATTAAGCAAGTAATACAAGGAAAAGATGCGGAAATAGTTTTCGCTACTCATACTACTAGTAGTACGGTAGGGCAAGAAGCTATCAATAATTTTTTTAACGATTCTGATGTAAAGAAAAAACAAGCAGAATTAGAAGGTATAACAGTTTCAGCAACTCCTGTTTCTGATGTAGAAGCTAAGATAGCTCTAGGTCAAGAGGTTATTGACATTGTTTGGGATAGATTAGCTAAACAAGGAATAACAAATGCAGACTCTATAGTTGGGACAAGAGATACAATAGAAAATGTTGATTTTGATAAGTTTTGGAGTAATGTAACCAAAGAGGATTTAGAGAATCTAAAAAAATCTTATCAGACGAAGAAGCAACAACAGCTTGACTTGTATGATAAGTTTAAAGGAAAATTTGACCCATCTACAGGTACTTTTACTAGTAATGATACATCATTCTTTGATAACAAAATAAAGAATGTTAATGCAGAACTAGCTGCTTTAGAAGGTACTCCAACTACTAGTTCTACTATAAATAAAACTATTACTAAAAAAAGAATTAAATTAAAAAATCCTATTACAGATTTTTCTAAAGATGCGCAAGCTCTTTTAAATAATCCTAATCCTACTATAGAAGAATATAATTCAGTAGTAGGTAATTATGAATTTGATTTATCAGCAGATTTAACAGAAGAACTAAGAGCAGATATAGAATCTCAATTAGAAGATATTAAAAATACTTTTGAAATATCATCAGCTAAACCTAAAACTAGTATTATTACAGCAGCTGCAGAAGAATATTTAACTCAAACTGCAGAATCAGAAGTAGAAGAAACTGTAGACAATATTTTAGGAATACCAAGTGGTCAAACTTTAGAAGATTTAATGGCAGTTTCTGGAGACATTATTGCTAATGAAGAAGATGTACCTACAGGTTTATTTGATGATGTAGATGAGTTTGGAGATGATGCTGATTCATTTCAAGATGACAATATAAGAACAAAACTAGCAGAGCCTAGAGATACTCCAGAAGAAATAAAATTAGATAAAGAAAAAGCTGTAGAATACTTGAAAAAAGTATTTGGAGAAAACTATACTCGAAGAAAAAATAAAACTGAAAAGACAGATAGAGTAAAAGGAAATGTAAGAATGTTTAGAGATTTTGAAAATCTTAAAAACTATTTACCTAAAGAAACTTGGGAAATGCTTGTAGAAGCTAGGCGCCAGGGTAAAGTTCTTCATGGACTATTTACTGAAGCAGCAATGTATTTATGGGAAAATACTGAAGAAGGCACTACTTACCACGAAGCTTTTCACGTTGTGTTTAATTTAGCATTGCCTTTAAAAACTCGTATGCAATTAATTAATGAGGCATACGAAAAATATAAAGATGAATTGCCATTAGAAACAATAGTTAAAAATGGCAAAGAGTATAAACAATTAGCTAATTATAAAGTTGTAGAAGAATTACTCGCAGATAAATTTGTAGACTTTACTATAGCTGCTAAAGAATTAGAAGGAAAACAAAAAAGTTATGGGTATTTAGATTTTAGAAGTGAAGTACAAAAAAGTATGGTAACTCCTCTAGATATTTTAGTAGGAATAACTAAAGGCACTGTAAAATCTAAAGATGCAATAGCTAAACAATTTGTTGGTATGTATAAAATGTTAAAAGGCTTTTATACTAAAAACAGTCCTAACATAGATGATTTATTTGAGAATATAAATCTAGGTACTTATGCCAATAAGATTAAATTTAAAAATACTAGTTTTAAAGCAAGAACATCTTTAAAAGATGCAGAAAATATTTATAGATATGAAAATCCTATAGAAAGAGAACATGCATTTACTTATTTAAAACGTTCAATGGAAAAAATTTTAGATAATGAAAGATCTAAAATAGATCCAGATAGCATAATGAGTGAAGCAGAAATTATTAATAAAATTGGTGTAGATAAATTTTATAGTTTATTATTAACAAGACTTGCTGGTACAATTGCTAAAACACAAAGTACTAAACCTGATATAGCAAAAAGATTATATAAACTATATCAAATATTAACAGAGGGTGGTAGCAAAAGCACTAAGATCAAAGAAGGGGACACTACTTTTTATGCTTTTACAGGAAATACTATACTGTTAGAATTATTTAATAATACTTTAAGAGAAAGAAATATTTACATTACTCTTGACAATGAAGCCAAAAATTATAATGGCATTTCTAAAACAAGAGAAGAAGAAAATACTACCATTTTTGATGACTTAAATGAAGGTACTACTACTGAAGAACAATCTTATGATAAATCTTATATAACAGTAAATGCAAGAGAAAGTCTTAGCCATCAATTAAAAAACTTGCTTTCTAGATTGCCTAAATATAAGTCTAATAGAAAAAATGCAAGTAAGGTTATTAACAGCTTAGGAGTAGAAGAATACGAAAAAGCTAATGTAGTATATAGTTATTTGATCTCTAAGCTTTCTAATAGCTATACTATGAAAGATATGATGGATAAGTTAAAAGAACTTAACCGTCCTTACATAAAAGATATTTTAGCAGCAATAGATCAAAATCCAAAATTAGCTACTGACTTTTGGGTAGCAATGGGGCAGAAAAATTACGCAACTTTTATGACTATCCAAGAAGATAATGGAGTTATGAAAGTATTTAGATCCAACAGACGTACTCTTGATAGTATGATTCGTGACGTTTTAATTAGTGAATTTTTGGATCCAAGTAATAAAATATTTGTAACTGATGGTAAATACAATCCTGAAATAATAAATTTAGAAGAGGCTAATAAATTTTATCAAGATGTCGCAGCAATGAGAACGGCTTCTCAAAATTCAGGTTTATGGCAAACTCCAGGTAAGAAAGAGGAGTTATTTAAAGACATAGAAAAAGTTTTAAGTGATTACAATATTTCTATTACAGAAGATCAGTTACATAATATTTGGATACCAAGAGGAGAAACTGGAAATTGGAGAAACATAGGTCAATTTTTAACAGCTGTAGAAAATATAGCAATTGCACTTACACAAAATTCTAATCCATTTACTTTCTTAAAACCTAGCAGTGATGAAGTAATTGGAACTAATTTAAGAGATAAAGAAAATGCAAAATCTTTAGTAGAAAAATTAGCTAATATTCTACAACCTGCAGCAGAAAAAGAAGTAGTTTCTAGTTTTAGAAATATTGATAACGAGACTGTACATAACTTAATTGCTTCTGGTTTTATTAATAAACACTTTGAAACTTATAAAGATTCTGATAAATTAAATGCTTACTTAGAAAAAATAGGAGCTGACCAATTAATGTCAGAAATGCCATTTATAAAAGATCTTCAAGATACTACTAATAATTTACAAAAAGATTTAGATGTAGTTATTTTAGATGGGTTTACTAGAAAAGGAAAAAGAAAATCTGCAGGGTATACAGATATGAGTGACATTGAATTAGAAACATGTAATTTAGCAATGTACTCAAATAGTAATGCTAGAGAATCTGCTTACTATAAACTTCCTATACCTGCAGATAAATCTACTTTGCCATATGTTAAAGCCAAAAAATATACAAGAGAAGAAGTAGTAGATAAACTTACTGATGTTGCAGCATTAGAATTTAACAGAATAATTACTAATAAAAAACTAAACAAGTCTTCTTTATTAAGATTAATTCCAAATTATTTTAAAAACAGTACTGAATTTAAGATATTAGGATTTTTAAATGGCAAAGTAAGCACAACTGCTGCTTTTAATCGTAATGAAGTAAGGGCTATCATAGATGAGTTTTTATCTTATGATGTAAATACAAATGGCTTCCTTGCTAAACAAATTGAAAAATATAAAGATGCAGGTATAATAACTGGAATAAACGAGGCAACTGGTGAGTTTAGTTTTGTAGAAAGATTTATAGATACTAATATTAAAAAAGATGACAGGACTACTTTCTTTAAAGACTATCTAGTAAACACTTATTATATGAACACTCAGCTAAGTACTTTACTTGCTGGTGATCCTAGTTTCTATAAAAATTTAGGAGATATTCAAAAACGTTTTGCTCAAGTAGTTTCACCAGGAACCTACGGAGATACTAGTAATTTGCCTACTTATTATAAAGCAATAATACTAAACGATAGTATTCAGCCTACAGAAAAACAAACTGCAGATCATATTTTGAGTATTATAAATTCTAGTACTAATTTAACTCCGCAGGAAAAGAAAGAGTTGTCTGTATTTTGGACAGCTAAGACTGAAAAAAGCGACGGTAACAACGAAACAGACGGTGCTACTTATATTCACCCAAATAGGAGAAAAGAACAGCTAGAATCGTTAAATAGATGGACACCTGAACATGAGCTTGCTCATCAAAGAATTTTAGCAGGAAAAGAAACTATAGAAGATTTAATGCTAATTAATCCTCCATTTAAGCCAGAAAAACCTTTTATATATACTCAAATTACTGTAGCAGGAAAACAAATACCTATCCAAATTAAAAACGCAGAGACTGTATTAACAAGATCATTTGCAGAAACTTCCCCTGAATTAATGGCTTTATATAACGACATGGAAGCAGGTAAGTTTACTGTAGCAATGTTTGAGTCTGCAGTAAAAGTAGGTGGAGTAGGTAACTCTGTAAACGCTAAAGGCAAAGTAAGATTTGGAGAATATAATTTAAAAGATGATAAATATGTTTTATCAGACAATACTTATATTCACGAATTACCTACAGAAGATTGGAGATTACAACAAGAGACTCCTTCTCACTATATAGATGAGCGTGCTGGATTTGGTACTCAAATTAAACAATTAATTTTAGGAGATTTAAATCTAGATGGTGATTATAATCTTTTAGGAAAAACTTATAAAGGAAGAGATATTGCTAGAATATATCAAAATACTATAGTACAAGACTTAAAAGAAAGTTATAAAGAAGTAGAAAAAATATTTCTAGATAGTGACAATAAATTAAACTGGCCAAAAATTACAGCAGAACTCCGCAGAGAAGTAATTGCAAGAGAATTAGGACAAGATTATTTAGATGCTATACAGGCAATTCCTGTACTAGCAAATGGTGAACAAATAGGATATGAAACAAAAATGCCTTTGTATCACCCTATGTTATTATATACAGTAGAATCTTTAATGAATTCTATATTTAGAAATAGAATTACTAAACAAAAGATTAAAGGAGGTAACTTAATTAACACTACTTCATTTGGAGTTAGTAATAAACTAAAAACAATAGTAGACCCTGTTACAGGAACTGTTACTTATCAAGCTTTATTGCCTCATAGTTCTAAAAAATATTTTCCTCTAACCCCAGATGGTAAAGTAGATATAGAATTTATTAAGGAAAAAGCTCCAGATCTTTTAAGAATAATAGGCTATAGAATTCCTACAGAAGATAAATACTCTATGTTTAATATAGAAATAGTAGGGTTTACTCCTCCATCTATGGGAGGTACAGTAATTTTGCCTAGAGAGATTACTACTATTGCAGGACTTGACTTTGACATTGACAAATTATATTTTATGGCTAGGGAGTTTTATGTAAACTCTAAGGGAATTCCTAAAGTAATTGAATACGTTAAAAAACCTAGTAATAGAGAAGAAGCTTTATCTTATGCAGAAAATATTTACTCTAGTTTTAAAGACTTAAAAAGATTTTTAGAATTATATGTAAAAGACAAAAAAACTATAGAAAAAATTCTTGACAGCAGAAGACAAGCAACTGAAGCTCAAATAAATAATGAAAAAACTAGTAAAGAAATAGAAGGAATCAAACAAGACATTTCTAAAGCTAAAGAAGTTAGAGATGAAATTAAAAAACTTAAAACTGATTTAGCTGATAATTATTTATACCAACAGCAACAAGAAATAATAGATGATCTTTATGAATATTTTAATGAAGAAGTTGCTTCTTTTGATTTAACTAAAGGAAATATTCTTAAACTATCTAAACCAAATTTAGAATTAATAGCAGATATTTTAGAAAGTAAAGAATTTAATGCTACTGAATACAGCACTAAAAAATCTAGAGATAATTTAAAAATAGATATTATTCAAAGTATTCTATCAAATAAAAATACTGCAACAGCTATTTTAAACCCTGGTAATTTTGAAAGCTTAAAAGATAGAGCAGCAAAAATTAGGTTATTAAAAGCAGGAAAAATAGAAGAGGCTAGATTAAAAGGAGATGCTTTAAGACAAGCTGCAGAAAAATTAGATGTTACTCAAGACTTAGATTTTAATTACCCAAGTACTCAATTAGAATTATTTAATCGTAATATGATGGGTAAAAAGCTTATTGGTATTTTTGCTAATCATAATGTGCATCATGCTAAGGCTCAATATACTAATTTAAGATTGAAAAATCCTTTAAAAGTTAATAATAAAAACTACCAAGCACTTAACAATGCTTATGTAGATGGCAAAAGGATTTCTAGAATTTTAGCAACAGATTTAGCAGCTGTTGTAGATAACGCAAAGGATCCTATTGCATCTTTCTTAAACATGAACACTTATACTGCTAATACTATTGCATTACTAGAACGTTTGGGAATAGATGAAGACACAGTATTTGCATTTATAAACCAACCTTCTATAATAGCATTGACCAAATTGTACTATATAAATAAAGGGTCAATGTCAGAAAAAAATATGATGGCAGAGATCAGAAAAAGATGGACAACTGCTGCTAAAAAAAGATATGGAGGGGAATTAAAAACTGCATGGGATAGTACTTTAAATCTAGAAGACTTAGAAAAAAATATTACTCCACAAAATACTAAAGAATATTATGAGTTTCAGCTACAAATGTTAAATGCTTTTGATGCTATTAATAAAATAGCTCTAGAACTTAATGAAGGAATTATGGCATCTAAAATAGATGTAACAGGACTAGGAATAAATTCTTCAGCAAACTTTGTACTTATACAGAAACAACAGGCTATTTATGATAAAATTAGTAGTGGAGATAATTTAATAGAAGGATTAGATGAAATGCTTGAAACAAAAAGCAATCAATTAATGAATCCTGCTAGTAATTTATATGGTATTATTAAGCCTATAAATATTATGAATCAAATATTTCCGTCTATCGGAGTATATAATGAAAGTAATAAAAAACTAATTTATAGTGTTTTAGGAAATATTAAAAGAATTATAGGAAACAACAAACTTAAATCTGGCTTAACAGAAAAAGAGGCTAAGATGGTAGACACTCAATTTTTAGATTTTATAGCTAGTGCGTTTCCATTTTTTAATTATTCTCAAGCTAAAGATATTTTACAAAAAGTTCCTGAAAGACTACAAGCATTTAAGAAAAGTTTACCTGCTGATAGTCCATTAAGAGATTTTGTGGATCAGTTATATATAAAAGAAGCTGACAATACTTTTAAATTAAAGCGCATAGAATTTTATAATACAGGTAAAACTCCTGCAGAGATCGAAGCTATTAAATACTTGTGGGAAAGAATGATTAAAGACTCTGATCCAGATGTAAAAACTCTAGGATTAGATTTAATAAAATATACTTATTTTGCTCAAGGTTTTGGATTTAGTCCTTATTCATTTGCTAAATTAATTCCGTTAGAATTTTGGACTGATAAATTTCAAAGAGAAAATAATATTTTATCTAAAGAAGGAACAACTTTTAATAGATTTTTAAGATCTTTCTTAGATAGTAATACAATTGCGCCTAAAAAATCTAATGTACCTAATGAAAAATTAATAGCTGACGAAGGAATAATAACAAATAGGTTTATTGATCAATTTATTAAAAATAATGCAGGTAGAGAGACTTTTGTACCTACTATTGAAATAGGTAAGTATTTAGATAAGAATCAAGAAAAAGAATTACTTACTGATGAAGATAGAGAAACTGCTATTGTAAAATTAGCTAGAGAAAAAGGTAGTGTAAAAACTTCTAAAGGTGCTATAGTAATGTTGATTAACTCTAACAAAGAGTATTTTCCATTTGGTGAAAATAATCCACCAGTTCCTTATATAAAAGAAACAAACAAAAAAGGAGAAGTTAAACTATATAAATATGTAGAAAGAAGATTCCAAAATCCTTTAGAATATGGAACTTTTTCTGCTCCTGATGTAGTAGTTTATCAACCTGTAAATACTTCTGGATACACTAATTTTATTTTAGAATATGATTATTATAATGATATAATTAAACCAGTTGTTATTGACATAGCCTTTGATTATAATGATGCTGTAAAAGGAGCCCCTAAAAAATTAGGAGACCAAATGTTAGCAGTAGAAAATGCTCTAATAGAATCTGCACCTGATTTAATGGACTTAATGGCTATAGAAGGCGCTATGGAATTTATGCCTACTACTGTAGCTCCTGTTAAAAAAGATCCAAATGATCCAAAAACTGATAAAGGAGATATTCTAGGACTTTCAGGAATGCCTAGCTTACCTGTAGATATAGAAGAAATAACAAAAAATGTTGAGTCTATTAAAACAGAAAAAGAAAATCCATTTGGAGTTATACTAGATCCTAATGAAATGCCTAGTCAAAATCTTGCTGATTTAATGTCTGGAGCTGCTGCACTAAGAGGAATAGAAATAAGTTCTAATGCTAAAGGTTTAGCAGCAGCACTTACTAACCCAACAGAGTTAGCTAAATCTAAGGATAATCTTACTCAATCTTATCCTATAGAATTTAATGGTAAAACTTATAAAGATGTTGAATCAGCTTACCAATCATTAAAAGATAAATCTGAATCTCAAACAAAACCTACTAAAGAAAATAGCAAAAACTATAAACTAATGGTAGATTTGATAACAGCTAAACTACAACAGCATCCTGGATTAGTTTCAGAAATAACTAAACAAGGAGGTTCTGCTTGGATACTAGCTTCTACTCACCAACCTACTAAAGCAAATACAGTTTGGGAAACTGGTGGCCAGAATTGGTTTATTGAAGCTCTTAATGATGCTTATTTATCTATTCAACCTACTACATCTCAACAACAAGGTAGTGCTACAAATAATTGGGAAGATTATAGAAAAGCTATGAATGACCTTATGAAAATTAATAAAGAAGGTGCTATAGAATTAGGATTACTTTCTCAAGAAGAATTTTTATCTTTATCAGAGAAAGAACAAAAAGCTGCTATTTGGCAAGCTAAAAATTGTTATTAAAGTTTATAATTATGTCTTATTGTATAAATATTAACCATCCTGAATACTTAAATCTATTACAACAATCAGATTTAAAACCTGCTATTTTAAAAGCAAAAATGTCTGTATGGATGGAAGAAAACAATACCACTGATTTTCCTACTCTAGAACAATTAAATATTGCTCCAGGTACCATCAATGCAACTTTAAAAGATGAATACGGTAATACTTGGAATGAAGTAGAAATAAAAAAAGAGCAAGCTACTAGCACTATTTTTTATCAAAGAGAACAAGCTAAATTATACCAACAAAAAGCTAGAGATATTTTCTTTAAAAAAGTAGCAGGTAAGAATCTTTCTGCTGAAGACATATCTAATATAAATAAAGAATTGCGAAAACTTTCTGATGAAATTGGAGACGCTACTTGGGAATTACGTAAAAGTAATAATACTGGAAATTATTATGTAGCAGGATATAAAAATGCTCCTGTAACATTAGACAATTATTATTCTCCTTATGCAGGAGGAATGTTTCGACAAAAAAATCCACAAACATTAGAGTCAAGAGTAGAAGAGTTAGATAAAAAATTAATGTCTTGGGCAAGAAAACATGGAATATCTGTACAAGCTCTAAAAACTGTAATGGAAAAATTTCCAGATCGTTATGATGAAAGTGCTTTAGGTATTGCTGACTTTGCAAAAAATTTAATTGCTATTGCAGATGGAGCCCGTATAGATACATTAGCAGAAGAAGTTTCTCACTTTGCTATCGAAATGCTAGAGTCAGATCCTTCTGTAGCAAGAGCCTTACAGAACATAGCTACTACTGACATTTATGCTAAAGTAAAGCAAGAGTATAAAGATATTTACGACGAAGAAATAGATTTTAGAAAAGAAGCATTAGCAAAAATGCTTGCTATGGAAATAGTAACGCAGTTTAAAAACTCTCAAAAAAATAGAGACGGTAAAAATATTTGGACCCAACTATATGATTTAGGAGCTAAGTTTTTTAATTGGGTAGCTAGTAACTTTAGAAAAAATAGTGCGGCAAGAATAGATCTAGAAAAAACTATTATTCCATTAGCTAATAGTATTTTAAATGAAGAAACATTAGGAGTAATGAATACTACTCCTTATGAAGCATTAGATAAAAATGCCATCATGATGCAAATAGATGAGCATGATGAAGAAACAAGAGCAGTCCCTGAAAGTGAGAAACAAAAAGCAAAATTTTTAGAAAATGCTATTAAAACTTTAGAAGATAGAATAGAAATATTTAAACGTTCTGCTAAATCTCAATCAGATATTACTAGACTTAGAACAGATTTAAATAAAATTAGAAACACGGTAAAAAATGGCCAATTTGATCTAGGCATAGCTTCTTTTACTAATCTAGCAAATGGAGAAATAGAAAGTATTATTAAGTATTTAAATAAAGTACAAAAAGATAAAAACTACGATGCTCATAATGCTAATATGATTAATGACTTCGTAAAAATGTACGAAGATTTATTTGCTAAGTTTAAAGAAGATATTCTAATTTCTGGACTAGAAACAGAAAATAAAAAAGAATACTATGAAATAATAAATTCTAGTCTAAGTTTACTTAGCGAAGCTCGTGCAATTAATAATGCCATTAGTAAAGTAATAGGAATTAAATTTTTAGAAGATACTAATAGAAACGAATATGGTGAAGTTATAGATCCTGATTTTAATGCTGAAAAAGAATTTGAATCTATTCAAGAAGATGTTACAAGTGGTTGGAGGCTTTGGGTAGGTAACTATAAAAACGCTAGTTCTAAATTATTAAAAGCTGCACATAAAATAATAGTAGATGCCAAAGATAAAGTATTAAAATTCTCTGTTCAAACAGCTAATAATATTTTAACTTCTCAAGAAATATTTTTAAAATCTAACCATAAAATAGATGATTTATTTGAGAAAGATGATAAAAATAATAATACTGGATTTTTAATTCGCAAGCATAATTATTATAAATACTACCAAGCTATGGAAGCTGCTAAAGCTCAAATGGCAAAAGATTTAGGATATGAAAGTTATGCGCTAATAAGCGTAGAATTATTAAACGAAGAAGATAGAAAGGTTTACTATAATGCTTGGAAAAAATTTAGAGCAGAGAATACTAAACAAACTACTGATGAAGACGGTAATACTATTTCTGTTCCTGCAGATAAATATATAAACCCACAGTTTGAAAAACTTATGAGCAATCCTACATTTGCTCAGTATTATAATAAACTAGTAGAGACTAAAAAAGAAGCAGTTAATAAACTTCCTGTACAATATCGAACAGAAAGATTAATTTATTCTTTACCAAACATCAGAAAAAACAACATAGAAAAACTAGTAAATAGAGATAAAAGTTTTTTTGGTAGAGTATCTGATGTCGGTCACGATATGTTATTTCTTGATCCAGATGATACAGAATATGGAGAAGTAAGTAGTTTGAATAATAAAATGGTACCTATTTATTTTACAAAAACTGCTACAGACATGTCTCAAATTTCTTTAGATGTAGCTAAAACCTTTACAATTTTTGCGGAAATGGCAGATAATTTTAAAGAAATGAATAAGATAGCGGGCCCGTTAGGAAATATTCAAAGAACTTTAGCTGCAGGAGAATATTTAGACAGTAAAAAAAGAAAATCAAGACTAGAATCTAATGAATATCAAGCATTAGAAACTTTAGTGGATTCTTATGTATATAATATAGAAAGAAAATCATCTCTTGGAGTAACTATAGGAAATAAAGATAGTCTTATGGGACAGTTTTTAGGAGCTATTTTACCTGAGAAAATGCAAGGCAAAGAACTTTCTTTTGATAAAATATCTAGAAATCTTGCAGGAGCAGTAAGAAAGCTAAACTTAGCGGGTAACTATGCTACTATTGTATCAGGATATTTAAAAGGTTCAGGTGATAGTATTATAGAAGATACTTTAGGCCAATATACTACTACTGAAAGTAAAAATTGGTCCCGTATTGAGTTTATGAAAAATATGGGAGAGATTTTAGGACAAGCAGGTAAAGCCAAAAAAACTAATAAGATGCATTTAATAATGCAAGAAAATGGCATTATTGATTTACAAAAAATACTTTTTCAAACTACTGGTGATAGAGCTACAAGATCTTTAACAAGTTCTGATATATGGTATACAGGATATACTCAAGCAGATTTTGCATTAAAAGGCAGAATTACTTTAGCAGTACTAGATAATATTAGATTTTATAACGGCCAGTTCCTTACTAAATCTAAATTTTTAGAAAAAACTGCCAAAGAAAATAATACTCAAAATAATAAAGCCCATAAAAAAGCTATGCAAGAAAAATGGGAAAGTTTGAGAGAAAAAAGTTTATATAACGCCCATGAAGTTGTAGACGGAAATTTAAAAATAAAACCAGAATTTAGTAAAGATGTGACTCCTGGAGTTCTAGCAGCCGCTAAACATAAAATAGATTATGTTACTCATTATGTTGATGGTACTATGGCACCTACAGATAAAGGTAAATTATCTAGAAGTTGGATGGGAGATTTTCTATTAATTCACCGTGGATGGTTTTTAAATCTAGTAGACACAAGGCTGAAAAAAAGAGGAGTTAATTATGTAACAGAAGAAGAAGAGTGGGGTAACTTTAATGCTACTGCAGATTATTTATCTAAAGTATTTTTGCAATTAAGAGGCAAAGAATATACTCGTTCTGCGTTAGCAGTATATAACTCTTTAGATCCTGTACAGCAAAAAGGTGTATTACGTACAGCATTAGATTTAGTGTATTTAAATATTATAGCTATTCTAGCAGCTCTTGCAAATATTAGAGCAGACGATGATGACGATGATGATTTTACAACACAATATACTGCATATCAATTAAATCGTTTATTATTAGAACAAGGAGCAGGATTTAGCCCAGCAGAATTAATTCAAATGATTAAAGAGCCTGTAGTAGGTGCTAGATTTTTACAAGAACTTACTGATATAAAGGAAATATTTAATGGTGATGTATATGAATCAGGTATGTATGAAGGATATACTCATGCTCAAAGATGGAGAATGAGAAAAATACCAGGATTTAAAAATATTTATGAGCTTCGTTATCCAGAACTAAAAAATCAATACGTAAAAACTACAGTAAATTCTACTTACTACGAAACTATGAAGCCTGAAGATCCTGAAAAAGAATCTTTGACAGCAACTAGGTGGATTTTTGATTGGTTATTGCCTAGTAATATTTTAGGAGGTTATGGAAGTGAATCTGAAAAAAAGACTGCAAGTGAAATAAATTACGATTTTTCAGAAAATTATAACGAGTAAAGAAACCGCCAAATTTTTTTTTAAAGAAACCCCCTAATCAAGGGGGTTCTTGTTAAAATGCTAAAGGGTCAAATATTTCGAGCTCCTCTAATACCTCTTCTATTTCATTTTCTATAGATTTTTCTTGGTAATTTATAGGAGCAAATCTACTTAACCTAAATGCAGGTTCTTGTTCTTTGCCTAACAAATGTATATATATCTCAGGATTGCTTACTTCTTCTAGTAAAATACCTGGCACTATATCATCATTAGGTAATATTTCACGCACTGTATATATTTCATCTTTCTTAATCCAATTAGGGTAAGCATACCCTACAAATTCTAATAATCCAGTTTTTACACTATCATCTACACATATTACCCTATCTCCTACTTTCATAAGTTTGGTTTTTGAAATTTATGACTTTTTAATACTTTATGGTCAGAAACATTATAAGTTATAAATAAGTTGTTTACTACTTTGCAGTAGGTAATTATACCTTTTTCTTTATAATAGTTATAAGTTACTCCAGCATCTTCTTCATTATCGTCAGCTTTAGACATATTTGAAATAAATATAGCTTCTATAGTTTCATCAGGATCTATTCCTAATTCCATCATAGCTCTAATTACTACCCATAGTAAATCTCCTAAACCATCTTTTGTTTCTAAAAAGTTTTTATTATCTATAGCTTCTTCTGTTTCTGTTAATTCTTCTCTAATTAATTTTAATGCTAAATCTATTCTCTCTTTTGCAGGAAATTTTTCCTCAGTATTTACAGGCAAATTAAAAGTACTACTCCAGTGCTCTATTAATTTTACTATTGCGCTCTTTTGCTTCATATTCTAAATAAAATTTTTTTTCATGTTCAGTTAAACTTTCCCAAGTATAATTATTATTTCCTATATTAAATAATTCTTTTTCAGAATTATAATAAGGTTCTATTTTTCTACCTAATATTTTATTATTATCATAGTTTTTAAATATAAATTTATTAATTAAAGTAGATATTCTAGGCTCTGAAAGATTATATTTTTTAGCAAGTACTTCTACAGGAATGCCTGCTAAAATATCTTTTTTTATATTTAGCACTTCCTCTGCAGTAAATTTATATTTAGTCTTATTATTAAAATAAGCACTACCACGCAAATCTATATCCTGGTCCATAAATATTATCTGTAAGTAAATCAATTTGCTTAAACATTTTGCAATGCCAATCTTTAGATTCTTTTGCTGCAATTGCAGGGCTACCACATGAAAATACATGTTGATTTTGAGATAAAAATTCACTATATTGTTTAGCTTGTTCGTCTAGCAACAAAAATATAGTCCCTGGAGAATACTTCACAATATCTTGTAATACTGCTTCTACAAATTTACGCCAAGGTTTAATATGCTCTCCAGATCCTTTACTACTGATAGTTAATGCTAGCGGCAATATTAATATGCCTTGTTTGGCCCAATCATCAAAATCAAATAATTTAGTATATAAAACTTTACTAGGATTATCTAAATAATATTCTCTGTAAATACATTCAGATATTTTTTCTAAGCCTACATCATAAGAAGAATTTATATAATTACAAGCATCTTTTACAGGATACATATTTATGTCTATGCCGTATTCTTTTATAATTACTACTGCTTTAAGATTTTCTCTAGGAGTAAGTTTAAAATACCTAAATATATCTTTTTCACTAGGGCTTACAGTATTAAAAGCCTTTTGCACTGTTAAATAATTAAACAGTTTTTCTATGTAATCAGATTTTAAAGTTTCTTTTAAAGCAAGAGCCCAGCCAAAACCGAGCTCATTTACCCAATATTGTTTGTTTCTCATTAAAACTTAATAGTTATATTTTCATATTTATATACCCAGGATAATAAATCATTTTGTAGTTCTTCTTCATTATTATTATAAAGTCCACAATATTCAAAATGGCGCCATAAATAAGGCAACATATGAAATTGAACATCATAAGGGTATGATTCAAATACTACATCATTTACTTTATTTCCATTGTCTATTAATATTTTACTAAGTATATATAATTTTTTGTCCATAATATTTAATTTAAAATATATATCTAATTGTATTCCAAGGTATTATCTTATCATGAAGTGCAGTAAATTCTTTTATATACTGAGATTTTAAATTATGTTCATACCTAAGATTTTCTCCGCCATACTGAGATGTTTTATTTTCCTGAATGTCAGGGCGCCATATTAATTCTTCACCTGAGATATTATTATCTAAATTATATTCATGTTTAGATTTATTATGGGTAAGAAATATTACCTCAGCTTTGACACTATCATTATCCCAATCATATGTTATAGCGTACTCTCTGACATCTTTAAACAATTGTTCATATTCTTGTAACCAATTAAAACATACAATTACAGGGCTAAAATTTAAGTGCACTTCATAACCAGCAGCTTGAAACATTTTTACTGCTTTTAATCTTTCATTTATTTTACTAGTATTTGGTTCTAATAAATCTGCATAAGATTGAGGCATTAGACTAAATCTAATTCTTATCTTTTGCTCAGGATTATAATTTAAAAGATTTTTATTTACATACTTAGTAGCAAAGGTACCCATAGCAAGAGGATGTTTTTTGAAAAATTCAAAAATTCTTTCCCAATCATGATGTTTAGCATGTAAAGCAAAATCTTCATTACAAGAAATATCATAAGTAGTAAGTACCTCATGAGTTTGATTAGGCTTATCTACAGGAGTAAAATAAGCATGATTATTTATAGCTGTTAGAATATCTCCAGTATTAGTAGCTATGTCTAAACCAGTAGGTTTATGGCGTTTCATATAGCAGTAAGAACAGTCATACAAACAGCCAAAACCAAAACTTGGACTAATAAAATCAGTACTTCTACCTGAAGGTCTGATCAACATACTTTTTCTATTTAATACTTTTACTAAACTCATTTTAATCTAATTCTTGAATTTTTTCTACAATACTATCTTTTAATTCATCGGTTAGAGTTTGGGTATATAAACTATATATCCATTCTATTAGTTCTTCTTTACTCATTTTTTAATATTATAAGTTATAAATTATTCTTCTACAAGTTAATAAAGATATAATATGTAAGTCTAGTACAAAATCATAATTATTTCTTCTATATCCCCCAAATAAACACATTACTACTGGCAAAGACTTACCTAAATCTTTTGATATATCATTTACCCAATTAGCAAAAACTTCTGCCGCTTTTATCCAATGTTCAGTATCTAATCTTCCTCCTAAATCATCTTCAGTATGACTATCTGCACCATGAGCAAATACTACATAATGTATTTTATTTTTTAAAATTTCTTTTTTTAATAATTCAAGCTTAGATTTAAAATTTTTAATGTAAGTTTCATTATAACCTTCTGGATTTATATTAAAACCTTTTGGTATTGCTTTTTCTAGTAAAGGATTAAAATCATAAGTATCTTCAATACTATTTCCAAAATGACAATCTAAATCAAGATATGCTCCTGATAAACCTGTTTCTTGATAAATCTTTATAGCAGATATAACTTGTCCTGAAAATGTACAATATCCTGATCCTGTATGAGGCTTTGCATGATGCATACCTGATACAGGAGCAAAACATAATTCTTCAGGATATTCTATTGCCCATCTTTTAGCTGCTAATAATGATCCTGTAGTATAATGTAAACTTTTAACTAACTCGTTACTCCAAGGCAATCCATTATTACTATAATTACCTTTTTTATTAAATACATTATCTACATACTCTTCTGTATGTGCAATTAAAAAATCTTCTTTTTTTATAGGCTCAAAATTTTCTTGTAGATCAAAATATTTATCATAATTTTTTTCTTTAATTTTTTTCATCAAAAGATATGGTTTTAATGGACTTTTAGAAAATGATGAGTCCATTTTATGACATACTTGTTTTGGTGAATAAAATGTTTTTATTTTTTTCATGTTAATTTTTTTAACAAAACATAAAATAGCCAATTGCAATACCTGCAAGAATACCTATTATGCTTGCTTTAATAAAAGTTTTTCCACAATCTTTCATATTATAAATTCTTTTAGTTTTTCTTTTAAAATTTCTCTAGACTTAAATATTCTACTTTTTACAGTTCCTTCTGATATATTAAAAGCTTTTTGAATTTCTTTTATACTATAGCCTTCGTACAACATAATAAAACAATCTATTTTTTTCTTACTTATTTTATTAATTTCTTTATTATATACATCGAGCATTTCATTAAAATGATTCTCTACAGGATAGTCTATACTAGTTATATCTATTTTTACAGAATTATATAAATACTTATTTTTTCTATAGTAATCTATTAAAATATTTCTAGCAATAACAAATAACCAGGCATCCCATAAAGCTTTATTATCATCAAATTTATCTAGATTTAAATAGACTTTTATAAAAAAATCTTGAGTTAAATCTTCAGCTATTACATTATCAAAAACTCTTTTCAAAAAAAATTTATAAAATCTTAGTTTATCGGATTTATAAAAATTATCAAAATCCATTTGTTAATAATTTAAGGGGAGCTAGAAAAACTCCCCTGATGGTTCAAAATGTTTGTTGTTTGCAGAATATCTAGAAATAATATTTTTATCCAAAATTTCTTTCTCAAAAGTAATTATAGGCCATACTTCTTGATCTTTTAAATCTGCAATAGACCCAGGATTGCTCAATCTTTCTTCCCAACTCTGTTTAAGCACAGTAGCTTTAGTTAAAATTAAAGGCAAAGTAAATATCTTGCCAGAAAAATAATTATTTGTTAGGATCAATTTTTTTGCTTCAGGGCTAATTTCAGAATAAATACCGTTAAGTATTAGCTCATAATCTTTTTGATAATTAGTAGGAATACTAAATACTAATACTATACAGTCTTGTATTTCATAATCATCTACATAATTTGGAAAAGCTTGGATAGTAGAATAAAATTTATCAAATTCTGCATCTCTATAACCTCTAACAAGAATAAATACATAGTTTTGATTATTATATTTTTCAATATTTTGATCTTGTAAATAAGCATTTAAAAATCTAGAATTAAATTTTATCCTGCCCCAAGGGTCTAGTATATTACAATCAAATAAGTTTTTACTAATGTTTAATAAAGGAAATATAAAAGTAGCAGTTTTAGTAAATTTTATCTCTCTCATAATAAACTCATTCTGCCGTTATTTACATAATATTCTTTTGGATACTGCCATTTGTTGTTATTTTCAGCATAAATATATCTCTCTACTGCTTGTGTAAATCCTTCATAAAAAGTATTTTCTATTTTGCCACCTGCAAGACCTATATGAATAATATCTTTAGTTACCTCAAAACACATTGGCGGGTTAGTCAATTCTTTTTCTACTACAATATATAGAAAATTATCCATTACATAACCTTTTTTCATTAGTTCCACTATAAAATCTTGTTTTGTAAGCCCGTAACGATATACTGCTGCTTGAAAATCATAACGATATTTCCAAAACTCATGTTTAAAACTAATAATACTTTTACTAGTAGTTTTAAAGTCTATTGGAGTAATTACTTTTCTATCATGGTCTAACATAACTCTATCTAACTCACCTTTAAATTGCAAGCCTTCATATTCAAACATAATGACTACTTTATCTAAATACTCTAAATCATCTGGAGAATGTTTTGGATAATTTTTATCAGAATATTTTTTAGTAAAATCATCAGATTTTAAGGCCATTACACAATTTACAGCTTTAGCATACTCAATATCAGTAACTATAGTTTTACCTACAGAATTTTGTAATAACTCAAAATAATCTGTGCCAGTAGTAAGTATCTTGCTTACTCTAGTCTCATCTTTATAATTATTATAATAATTTTGATATTTGCAATGCTGTAAAATCTTATCAGTATAAGCACTAAAAGGAAAAAAATTAATATCTTCTTGATGCTCTGTTAGAATTTCATCAAAAACACCTCTTACTATTTTTTCAATAGTTTCACTAGGATAAGAATCTTCGGATATTTTAATAAATTTTTCATCAAATTCTGCTCGAGTACCTGTTAACATTATATCTACCATTGTACCAAATACAAAATGATCTTGGCTAGATTCTTCGTTGTTTTGTCGTTCTTGAGCTTTTTTAAATTCTGCAGGACTGTATAATATTTTCTTTAAGATACTCTGATTGAGCGCTTGTATGTCTTTATAATTACTCATCTTTTTATACTTTTTAATTTGTAGACTAATTTTCTATCTTTAAAATTACTTACAGGAATAAACTCATAAGTAGTTCTTCTTAGAAATTCAACAGTATCATCTGGAAGTATTCCTTTTTTAATTAATACGTCGTCTAAAGCTTTAATCCATATTAATGCTAAATTTCCTATATCCCAATTAGGTTTATACCCAGGAGCTGCAGGAGTCCAACTCGTTCTTCTCTTACCAGTAGTTTTATCTTTTACCATTTTCATACTACCAAAGTTTATAGGCGCATATACAGTTAGCTTAGTTTCAATTGGTGCTTGAATACTAAGATTTTCAGGAATATTTTTTTCAATATAACCGTGCATAGCGGCCACAAGAGCCGCTCTAGTTGTATAATGCACAGAAGCATGAATTTTATTATAACCTATTTTAACCCATACGTTTTTACTTTGTGGTATATGCGTGATAAATTCGGGAAACTCTAGTTTTATCTCACTCACCATTGTTATACGTTTTTAACTCTGTTAGATACTACTTCTGTCAATTGACATAAAGTATTTCTTAAATCTTGAATAGTTTTTCTAAAAGCATACAAACTAATTTCTTTAGGAATAATTTCGTGTTCTTTTAAAGATTCTAGTGGAGTATTTTCAATTAAGTCTTCCAACTCTTCTTGTGTATACTCTGCATACTCTAACTCAAAAGTATTAGTATCAATAGGAATTACTTTGCCTTCACTATCGTACTCAATAGTAGCAATTGGTAAATACTCACAACATCTTAGTTTGCCTCCGTCTGTATAAGGAACGGCAATTACATGCATTGGATTAATTAATACTGCTAAGCCTACCGAGCCAAAATACCCTGATGTTAACCAACTACTATTGGCTGCGTGTAAACCTCTAGAACAAGTTCTATCTGGGTTTGCATCACATTGTTTACGGTCAATCTTAACAGGCTGTCCTAAAATAATTTCCATACGACCTGTATAGCCATCTGTGTAAACAGTTTGTTCACTTGCTTCTAAGTTTACAAACTCTACGTACAACTCTTGTAAGTTGCCTTGATACTTATACAAATTTTCTTCTTCCCATTCTTCTATCCATTCACCATCTTCGTCTTCGTAACCGTTGTCTATTTCGTAAGTTTTGTCTTTAAGAACTTCCCATTTATCTTCGTGCATTAACTCAAATTCTTTGTCTTCGTTATTCCATACTACTACAAAGTTTTTAGGACCTCTTTTCTGAGTTTTAATTTTTAACCATTGTTCTGCAACAAATTCGTTTCTTTCTCGTAAACCTTCGTTTTTAACATTAACATTTCTATAAGCTACAAAGTAACCGCTAGGAGTTAAAGTCAAATCGTTGTTAATTAAGAATTTATACAAATCTTCTCTACATTTTGGATCAGGGTTTAACGCACATAGTCTCCAAAAATTCATCATAGCTGATAAATCTTCTTGGTTATCTCTACGCTTTGCAAACTCTAATGCTAAGAACTCAGGCACAGTAATATTGATGCCTTTCATATACAACTTAATGCCTATTACTTCAAAATGCTCATCTCCTAAATTCCTAATACTATCCATCCAGTCAATAAGACTTTTTTGATTAAGAGCATCTTTTTCTTGCTCTTCTAATCTTTCTTCGTCTTTAGTTTTAGAAACTTCAAAACAAGCTATTAAACTTTTTACTTCGTCATAATCTGATTCATTAGTGTTTAACGCTTTCTCATACAGATTAAGAATGTCTTCATTGCTGTTACAAACTTTTTGGTACATTTTAGAGCCTATAGTACAAACTATAGTGTTACCTACTCTCATTGCTTTAATCATACTTTTTGTTTTAATTATTGTTTAGTTTTGTTACATTAATAAAGTTCTCTTTTGGTAAATAACTCTCTGCACATATTCTTTTTACGTGAGGCAATGTTTCTACTTTTTTTAATGAGTGATTATACACATATTGCCAAGCATCTACATAAATACCTTTTTCTGTTATCTTTACTACCTTTTCTTCTCGCAATCTTGTCCATATAGGTCTAAGAATAGTGTCGCCTACTTCTTCATAATGTTCTACATTCATATTTTTAGCATTTATAGTGTTTAAATTTACTATTGAAATAGATTTTATAATGAATGTTTAAAGGAAACTTATGTTTAGTTTTAAACTTGTTTTGTAAATAAATAGCCTCTGCAATAAATTCTACAATACTTCCTATGTTTTTGTTAAACCTGTATGTAGAAGTGTCAATAAAATCTATAATATCTAACTGCTCAGAATATTTTAATATTTTAAAGAAATCTTCTTCTAACTTTTTATCAAAACTATTATTTTGTACAGCTAGTTTATAACAAGTGTCTTGTAAAAACTTTTCACTCCCATATAGTCTATTTTCTGCTTCTATTAGTTTAGTAAAATTTAAAAAAGTATTTGTTAATATTGTTAAGTCTGAAGAAACAGTAGGACTTAATACTTTAAGCAACTTTATTTTATTAACATCTGCTAGCATTCTTTTTAATTTACTAAATGCGTCTGCATGATTTTTGTATAGTTTAACCATACTAACCATTCTGCGAAAAACTTTATTTTCTTCTGATAAGAAACTTTCCATTGTAACTTGATTTTTTACATTTTTTAACTTTTTTAAATTAGTAGGAGCTACTTCACAATACTGCATAAACTTATCTGGAGTTTTTGTAAAAGTTTTATAAGTAAGATATACAAGCCTCATATTTCTATCAACTTCAGGCGTAGCATCATTAGAGTTAAGGAAAAATAAGGTTCTATTATTACCTAAAAAATCAGATACTTTTCTTTTTTCTGTATTTTTAGAATCTGAAGTATTAAAATAAAACGTAGAAGTTTTTACTTGAATTTCTGTAGTATCTCTTTTTGCTTTTGTCTTTTTTTGAGATTCTAACCATTCTTTAGTAGGTACTACTTTATCATAACTAGTAGTCTTATCAATAACTTCTTTCTGTATTATTTTTTGATAAGCAGTAATAATACCTCTCCACTTGTCTTTTGATACAGTTTTAAGTTTTAACGTGCTTACATAATACTTTAAGTATAACCTAGTTTTTTTTCTAATAAAAAACAAAACATCTTTCTTAAAAGTGTGTTTAATAAACTTACTTTTACGAGGTTCGTGTTCTTGAGAAATTCTCATTATTAGTTGATAAGGATTCCTATTTGCTTTTGTTAACAACGCACCTGCATCAGCATTATACTTTTGAAATCTAGCAGAAAACTGACCGCTAGTATAATAGTCAAAGAATAAACTGGTGTAATCTTTAGGCAACATAAATACTGCTAAGCCTGCATCTTGAAAAGGTTTATAATAATAGCCATTCTCTTCAATACAAAATAATCCATTCTGTTTTAAGTTTAACTCAATTTGATTTTGAGCAAAGTATAAAGTAGGAACTTCATTTCTTTTTGCATAAAACTCTTCAATTGTACTACATTCTTTAGAACTTTCTGCCCATCTTTTTCTTAACTCTGTTTCAAATTCTATTAGCTTTTTGTAAATAGCTTCTTTAGTTCTAGGAGTATACTTAACATCTTCTCTTGTTTGAATAACATCTAGTTCACCTATTTCAAATTGAAGTGCTACAGGAAAATCTATTCTAGGTATTTCAAGTATCTTCCAATCTATTGGATAAGATACTTTACCTAAACAAATATGTAAGTCGTTTTGAGGAGTTTCTCCAGTAGTAGCTATCCACGTATTGCCTTTAATAATCTGAAAGTTATTAGGAATCTCACAGTAATAAGAAAAGTAAACATTGTCAAAATAAGCTAACTGTTCTTTACAACTGCTTCTGAACTTTGCTACATCTTCTATTTCTATATAAACTTTAATCTCCGTGCCGTTTCTTTCTGTTGTTGCTGCTTCTCCAATAATATCTAGTCTAGGACCATTCTCACCTTTTCTTAGCATATAACTATACTCTATGCTATTATATCTAGTACGAATAAAAACTACATCAGCATAACTTAAACCGCTTTTTGAGCCCATACCAAACGCACCTATCATCGTATTACTTGTTTCCTTAGTAGATTTCAAATAATTTACAAATACATCTTTAATTCTACTAGGAGATAAACCTACACCAAAATCTTCAGTTGCCCAAAACCAACCTGTATCGTCTTTGTCAATAGTAACAATTACAGCATCATCATTAAAGATTTCTACAGCTTGTTTTAAAGCTACTAACTCTTCCATTGGAGCAGTTTGATAAATAGAATATTCGTTTTTAATTTCTTCTATCGAGTGCTCTTTAATAAATTTAGCTTCTGCATGACTGTCAAAACTATTACTAACATATTCTCTTACAACTGCACCGATAGGATTTTTGTAAGGATTTTGTAGCATATCCCACAGTTTATGCATGTCATGTTTGCTAATAGTAGCATCGTAACCCTCAAAAGAAGCATTAGAAGTAAAATCAATTTGTTTTTTTGTTTCTAATTTCATATTTCTTTAATTAATTTTTTTAAAATTTCAACAGCTTCTTGCTGTCCTACTACTTTTACTAAGTCACTAAAGTCTGTTACTTTAGGTAACTCAGGTACAAATATGTGTGGAACATCGTACCTTTCTGTAAAACCTACAGATAACTTTCTACCTGCTTCATCATTGTCAAATAGACATACTACTCTTTTAAATCTAGATTTATATTCTTCCATTACACTTTCCTTCATCATCACAGATTCAGATTGTAAACCTATAGCAGCAATGTTTAAAGTATCGTGAATACTCATAACATCTTTTAAAGATTTAGTTATTATCAATAATTCTCCTGTATTTGGCAGTTGTTTATAACCCTGGTGTACAGTATAATTAGCGTTATTAATCCACTTTTTCTGCTTGTTTTCAAAAGGTTGGTATATTTTATAAGTTACTATTCCATCTTTTTCTTCTACATATACATAAGCATATTTATGAGTTTTGACAGCATTAGAATTATAAAACACATGACTAATTGGAAATACACTAAATTTATGTAGAGTGCTCTTTCTAATATTAAAGCTAGTCCAATAATCTTTATCATGTTTTTCCCATTGTCTAAGCTTTACAGCTAGATTTACACGTTCTTTGTGTTCTAACTTAGTATAATTTATATTAACCTTATTGCTAGAAATATTTAAACTAGATAGCCCAAAATCATATGCTATCTTAAATAATGCATTAGAATAATTTAGATTAAATAACTTCATAACTAATACAACAAAATCACCGCAATCATTAGTTGCAAAATCTTTGAACATAAGAGTATTATGATGTATTTTATGAAAATACAAAGCAAAAGAAGGTATATTATCTTCCCGTAACGGACTATGATACACACCTAAATTCTTAATATTTTCACCCATATAAAACCCATATATTTCTTCTTGTGTTACATGTTTAAGAATATCTTCTCTTGTAATAAGAGCATTAAACATTAATGAATTTAAGTCTATCTTTTCCATAACAAGAAAAGGGAAGTAGTTAATTCCTACTTCCCTTTATTTTAATTAAACCACTTTTTACCAATCGTCTCCATCAGAGATAATGCTATTAGCAAGACTCTCATTAGATTTTGTAGGAGCTACATTATCTTCTGTAAGACGCTCCATTGCGTCAACATTAGAAGATAATTTCAACGCTGTCTCTGTAACAGGATGGCTCATATTTTCTACAAAAGGAACCCAACTACGAGGTTGAATATAATTTTTTGTAGAATTTAGAGTACCATAAGTAGCAAATATTCTAAACTTAGCACCAGATGCAAGACCGTCACGAATAACTTTCATAGACTGATCAAGTAACTGTTGCGGAGTTGTAGCATTTACAGGAATTTGAAAATCTTTTCCGTAAATAGCATGAATAATATGCTTCATTGCTGTACCTTGTTTTTTAACTTGGTCTTCAATAGTAGCATACTCAGTAGCTTTAGTAACATACCAATAAGAAGTAGAACATTCGCCACCGTTTGCGTCAGTAAATATTACTTTGTAATCAGGAGCGTTTTCTTTATCTTCAGGTTTCTTTTTAGAAACAGTCATAGTTACATTTTCTACTAGACCTGCTTTACCATCGTTAAAAATAATTACACTACCTTTTGAGTCAAAACTCGAATCATTTAAATTATACATATTTATTTATTTAATTATTAATTACCAACCTTCTTCTGTATTATCTTCTGTTCCTTTAGAAAACTCTGGATCTAAAGCAAATGGCATATCGTCTATATTTACTTCTACATCAGAAAAATCTTCTTCTATTTCTTCTTCTTCAATAGCTTCAGGCTCAGGCATTACTGCTTGCTCTTGAGTTACTTCAAAATTATCTTGAGATTCTTCTATTACAACTTCGTCTATTACACCAATATTTGTGTGCAATTTTAAAGTATTTAAAGACCCGTTAGATACTATTTCAAAATTATTTTCTACACTAGTATCTAGATTAAGAATTTTAGCAATAAACTCATAAGTTTTCTTATCACTAATAGTACAAGTTTTAGTAAGCTGAATACCAGAATTTATATCAGTAGCTTTACGAACCGCAATAATACTTCTATCAGCGCTAAATCCAAAAGAAACTCTTTCTTCACCTTGAATATTTAATAATTCTTGTGCAGCCTTATTAAATATAAATTTTCTCCCCGCTCCTGGCTTATCCAATGCTGCCAATGTTATTACAGGAAATGAAAATTTCTCTTCTCTTTTCTTTCTTTGTGCGGGTACTCCGTCCCAAATTAAATCTTCCATTTGTTTTTATTTTATTTTTAAATTGAATAATATTCTCTAATTTTTTGATTTACAAGTAATAAATCATTTTCTACACTGTCTGTTTCAAACATTTCTAAAGGCGTTTTACAAGTATCAGAACCTGAAGATACAGTTCTAAATACATGTTTGTTAGCTTGTCCAGGCTGTTTGATAATTTCTGCATAAAGTACTATGGTACTAAAACTTTCTGGCACAAAACGCTCAAGCATTTTACCTTGTACGCCAATACGTTCAGTAGAAAAGCCGTTTTCATCAAAATGAGTTTCAGGATGAGCCATTAGATATACTATTATATCATCTCTCATACCGTCGTTAATATAATTAATTAAATCATATTGATTAGCGGCCATCTTAGACCATTTATCAAAGCCTTTTTCTGCACGAAAACTTTGTGACATAATAGCGTCAGTCATAATTCTTGACCAAGTATCTATTACAACAGTTTTAACATTTTCCATGCTGTTTACTTTGTTCAGTACTTTATAGACTTCTACAGCATCAGAAGTCTTTTTGTAATTCTTTCTTTCCTCATTATATTTTAGATTAAACTGTTTGAAAGGCAACGCTTTTTGATCAGTGTTGATAATTACAGTTTCATCAGGGTTTAGGTTTCTCAATGAGGTAGATTTACCCATACCCGATTTTCCAACCAGGAATACTAATTGTGCCATAAAATTGTTTTAGATTATTTAATAAATTTACGAATTTTTTCTAGAATACACAAGGCTTTTAGAGCTTAAATATCTTTAATTTCTTGCTTTACTTCTTCTTGCTTTCTTTTGCGTTTATTGTACAATTTACCTCTAAGATGAGGATGCTCTTCTTGTACTTTACGAGAAGCTCTACCAAAAGAATCTATATAAGGAATTATCCTAGCTTCCATATCTTTTAGAACTTGTTTAAAAGGTTTGTTCACATCGTAATCTATTTCCAGAAGATATATGTAATACAATCTTTCAGTAGAATCTCTAAGTACAGGATAAAGAGTAAGCTTATCTTTTACCCAATCATACTTATCTTTAATCATTTTCAATAATAGTTATTAGTAAATATTCCTGAAAACTTAATAGTTTTTGTACTATATCCCATGTTTTTGCATCGCTAGGTTTTATCATAGCAAATGAAATATAATTACCACTATTAATAGCTTCGCCACTTAATTTTTTTAGACAAGATTTTAAAGCTGAAATTTCCATTTCCCCAGTTTTGTCTAGTTGTGTATAAAACAATAAAAATGCTAATCCAGATTCTGTTGTAGCTACACTATAATCTCCTAATCTATATAATGCTGGTAACTCAAAGTTATCATCTATATATTTTAATTCAGGAAATTGAGTAAACAATTCTTGATGAGCCTCCTGGCTTTTTACACAATTTAAATTTAATGCTAGAAGTTTAATACTTCCATTTTGTTGCAATGTTTCTAAAACATTACTACTTTTTACTCTTTTTACAATAGGCATTTTACTTTGTTTTTTGATTAAAATAGTATTTATCAATTTTTGCTAATTCTTCAGGTTTATTTCCCTGAAGTTCTTCTGCTTTCGGTAATTGGTAATAACCACCGATTTCTCCAATAAATAAAAAACTAGCTATTTTATTTACATCACCATCACGGTTCTTGCAAATTTTTGCTAGCCTGTAGCGATTTTTATATTTAGTAATATCATACCCCAAACACTTATCCACTCCATAATAAAATGGACTTGCTATACCTATAACGGTATTAGCATCCTCTGCAATATTACCAGTGTTTTTTATATCGCTTAACATAGGCATCCAGTTGTCATTTTCTCTACGTTCCATATTTTCAGACCCACGATTAATTTGAGAAATTACTACAGGGCTGTAATTAAACATATTTCTAAAAAACACTAAAGTTCTTGATACTTTGTCTATTGCTTCTTTAAGATCTTTATGATTGTTATAATTAATCAAACCAATATGATCTATCACAATAAGAGTAATTAACCCTGGATTTTTAGGAATATAGTTTACTATTAAACCATCTTCATTTCTTATAATCTCACCCCTGCTCTCAGCATACCCCATCACATCTTTATATAAATACTCAGGACTCAAAGTACTTCGATAATGTAAATATTTATCTTGTATTTCTTGCATCCTAGATTCATATAAAGGAATCAACTCTTCTACTTCTGGTCTTAATATCTCCCCACCTATAGATAGTATTTCATTTAAACTTGTTAATATGCCATGTTCTCTCCAAATTAAATTAGCAATATGCTTGGCAATTTGATGCTCAGGAGGAATTTCTAGAGAATAGTAAATAATCTCTACATCATGTACATAATTAGGGTTTGCTTGAATAAAATCTATAGCTCCATACACATAGGTACTATTAACAAAAGCTGTCTTACCTACACTAGTACCTGCAAAAATTAAATCATAACGACCTGGTTGAATATTTTTAATGTGATTACTTAAAGTAGTAAAGCCTTGAAACGGGATGCCTTTATTTAATCCCTGTTTGCCTCTTTCTATATTATTTTTTAACTTGTCCCAATATTTAATTTTTGCCATATACTATATTTGATCATTATTCCATTCTTGTTCTTCTATACCCGTCTCTTGAATAAATATAAACCACTGTTCCCACATAGAATTATTTAAAACAGTTTCCATGTTAGGAAGAAAATTTAATTTTCCAGCTTGTTTTTGTTTAGCTACAAAAGATTGTATAGCACTTACAGCTTGTTGGTGTGCTTCAATAGTTCTAACTCTCGCTAAATACTTTTTTTCGTGTTTTAATGCTATTTGTGAAGTAGGTCCCGCAGCTCTTAATACTCTAGGACCCACTTTAATAGGATAGCAATTATAAAACTCCCAAAAATTAATTTCATCAGATCTTATATCAAGTAATTTTTCAATATTTTTCTTGCTTAATATAGTATCAGTAAATTTTGTATTTCCTGATAAAATATAATTAGATCCAATTAAACTATTTCTAATAATTAGCGCTTCAGATTTACCAAATATTGCTACTATACTTTCTATATCATTATGATATAGTAATTTCAGTAACACCAATTGATTCGGGGTTAGGTTGGACCGCTTCATCAGCGCCAAACTCAAGGTTATCTCCATAAATAAATTGATTTAAAAACTCATCTAAGTTACAAAAAAATACTCGATTTTTATCAATTCCATCTAGCCTTTTTCTCATCCAAACTTCATCTTGAGTACCTGGACTATAAAGGTTTATGATAACTGCTTGTTTGTCTGGTTGCATACGAACTACCCGCCCTAATTGCTGTATAAATGTGCGTTTTGTTGAGTTACTGCCCGCAATAATAGCCAAAGAACAATCAGGCACATTAAAGCCCTCGTTTAGAGCTTGTACAGTACTTAAATAGCGTACTTTAGTCCTTTTGTCTTTGAACCTCGCTACTATTTCTTTTTGCACCTTTTTTGTTATTTTGCTATGAAAAGTCATACAAATATCCCCAAGTTTATCTTGCAAACTTTCTGCAAATTCTGTAGTCGCACTAAATATCAAGCCATTACGTTTTCCCGTATTCTTTATAATCTTGTCTACTGCGTCTATTTTATTTGAGTTATTTAAACAAATATTTTTGCGCTTTCTCATTGCATTATAATAAGCACCTGCTTGGCCTTGTAAAGCTTTATCACTAGATTTTAAGAATGCTCCTGCATTTTTAAAAGCTTGACCACCATAGCCAAGTTTAGCAGCAAAATGTTTAAAAGCATTGTCAGATTTATTATAATCTATTTGTTCAGCAGCACTAAGAGGCACAGCAATATTATAAACTGTGTAAGGAGATATCCAATTATTTTCTAATGCTTCATCAACAGTAATTTTATCTATTACTTGTAGATACTCTAAAATTATTTCATGAAGGTTATCTTCACGTTCTAAAGTAGCAGTTAGGCCTAAAATATATTTAAATTCTACTAATTCAAATATTTTTCTGAAGCTTTCTGCAGCGTATCTATGGCACTCGTCAAGAATTAAAAAATCATAATTTCTATTTTGTTTGATAGCAGTATTAATTACTAATACTTCAGCAAAATTTACTTTATGAACCTCTAATTCTTTTTCCCATTGATTTTTTAAGGCAATTGTAGGAACTACAATCAAACATGATTGTATTCCAGCTCTTGGCACCATGCCTTTTATAGCCATAATAGCAGTATAAGTTTTACCAAAACCTGTAGCTGCTTGAAATATGCCACTATAATTATTTAATCGCCAACGCTTTAGAACTTCTATTTGTCTTTCTGTTCTAGTCATCTTTTTTTACTAATTTAAAAGTTACTTTATAAGGTTGATTGTATTTTTTCACACTTAAAGTACTTGGATACAAATTATTTTCTATCCAGTAATGAGCATTTTCTTCTACTATATCTTCTATATACCTATGAGCACTTGTTTTTCTATTATGTATTACAGTACAATGATTTCTTCCAATTGCTTTGCCTACTTCAGTAAGACTAGCACCCATATCATATAATTCTTTACCTATTTTAGTGCGCAATTCTACTAAGTAACTATTTTTAGAATTTTTTACTTTTTTAAAATAATTGTAATAGTATTTACATTTTTTCAATATTTCTATTTTCTTCTCGTAGTTATTTATTAATACATCAAACTCGTTAAAATTTATATCTTTTTCCATATTTTATTTTTTAATGCTCCCAATAATCAGTGATATGTGGATCAGCAGATAATTTTACAACAGGGCAAAATAATTTACCAGCATCTTCCATACATTGTTTTAAGACTTTACTTATTTCTTCAGCCATGTTTTCAGGACTTTCTACAATCCATTCGTCATGAACTACATTAGGCATAAGCACTTTAAATACTAAATTATTTTCTTCTAAATACCTAAAGAAATATATACCTGCAAGTTTTGTAATGTCAGCAGAAGATCCTTGAATCAATTTGTTACTATATGAGCTCTTTATCTCATATTTCTGTATATTTCTATACAGTTCGGACTATATCATCATCTTTAAAATATTTAAATATGTTTTTAGCAAAAACTACTAACTCTTCTTTAGAAGCAGAGTTTTTCATAGAATTTGCCAACTTTGTAATTACCCAAACATTACCTTTAATATATCCTTTAGAAGAGTCTATCCTATCTAAACTATATGTGTGTTCATAATTATCTCTAGTACCTACAACAAAAGGTATTTCTAATAATGGACATACTGGCGGTAAAATAATATCTTCTAATTCTAAATTAAATTCTAAGTTTTTTCTATTACAACGATTTTTAACTTGTTGTAACATTTTTTTCCTAGGATCTAAATTTTGCCAAGACTTATTTTTCATTTGTTTGACACGTTCATTATCAGTTTTTCTACGATTTTCCATATATTGACGATAATGTTCTTGTTTTTCTTTCCTATATTTTCTATAACAATGCTGACAATGATGTGTTAACCCGTCTTTACTTTTGGCATATTTATAAAATTCTTCTATAGGAAGTACTTTTTGGCATTTACTACATTTTTTTGCTATCATAGTTTTAATATTTTAGCAAAAATACTTAAATTGTTTTAATTATCCTAATAGTTTATTTGGATAATTAATTAAAGATGCTCCGCACTCGTGGGTTTTTACCGACCGTTCTGGTCTCCATAACCTAGTCTCTGAACCTTACTACTATTCCTAGTAGTCTTGGCTGCTGATTAGCATAGGCGGACGTGCCCTTAGCCTTCCAGCAATTCACGGAGTTTGCAATACTCATCACTGAGTAAGGTCCCATTCATTTAGGATAATTAAGTGACATACGTTCAATATCACCTTTTTTCATAAAATATTCACGTACTTTGGGTTTATAGAACAATTTAAATTTTTCAGTATTATTTTCTTTTTCGTGTTTGTAATTTTCCCAAAAACCTTCTGTATTATAAATATCATTGTGCAATCTAGTAAAGTCTTGAAAATAATCTATAAAACATTTACGGTTGCTAATATTATTAAACTCTATATAGCCTAGTTTTAAAGCCTTTTGTTTTTCTTGTTTAAAATAATTAGCTAATCCAGGAAATGCTTTAAAATATTCTTGATATACTTTTTCGCCTTCTTCCATAGAAATAGAAAGATTTTGAGAAATAGTAATTCCAGTACCACCATAATTTATCGCAAAACCAGCACCTTTAGCAATCTGTCGTTTGTCTTTGTGGTTGTTTTTAATCTCATCAAGAGTTAAATTACTAAGCTCAGGAAATATTTTACTTGCAACAAAACTATGCATATCTCCAAGACCTTGAGAATAAAAATATAACAAGTCAGGATCCAAACTCTTATTAGCCAATACTATTTGTTCTTGGCCAGAATAGTCACTCACTATAAGTTTGTTACCTTTTTGTGCTTGAAAACATGATCTAGTTCTAGAATCACTAGGTATATTTTGCATATTAGGCAATTGTGGTAAGTTTTTCTTTCTATCTCCTTTTTGACCACTAGATAATCTACCAGTATTCATAATTTGCTGATAATTGCTATGTACACGTTTAGTAACAGGATTAATATAATTAAACCAATTTTCACCATAAGTACTTACAACTTTTTGATGCTCAGTAAATTCTATATAAGTTTTAATAATAGGATGTTTTTTCTTTTGTGGCCCTATTACTTTTTTATCTACAGAATGTTTAGATAAGCCTGTTTGTTTATCTTTAGTAAGAGTATCAACACCTAGACTTTGCATAAAAGGAATTACTTGATGAGAAGAAGCCCAGTTTAATTTACATTTTGTTCCTTCGTCAAATAAACTTAATTGATTGTCTATATACTTGCTATATTTTTCAGGATTATCTAGAATAAATTGATCCAATTGTGCTTTTATGACGTTTAGATCTTTCAAGTCTTCTTCGCACTTTTTTTGCCAATCTTTAGGATTTAGATAAAAACCACAATACTCTATATAAGCTAGAACTTTAACAAATTCATTGTCTAAACTAGCAGTACGAGTTAAGTTATGTTCTTGTAGAAATACTTGTTGTTTTCTCATTACTTCATGAAGAAACTTTACATCGTAAGCAGCATATTTTATTACTCTTGTACTCAAACCTTCTCTGTGAATGGCACCGCGAACAGTTTTATCAAGTTCTATTTTGCAGTATTTATGCACTACAGCATCTAAAGATTTTCTTGCAGAGTCTATGCCCGTAAACAATATTCTTTCTACTAAAAAAGTATCAAATATTTTCTTTGGTACTATATTATGATGATATAAAAACCTTAAATCAAATTTTGCATTATGAAATATTAGTGTTTTACTCTCAAGTAATTCTTTATATACTTTGATATCTACTGTATTAACATCTATTACATATTGCTTGTCGTTATCGCCTAATTGCAAAGAAACTAAATTACAAGTATAGGGATCCATACCCATAGTTTCTGTATCGACTGCTATTATATCAAGGTTATTTAAATATTTTAAAGATTCTTCTACATCACATATAATATAACCAACGGAATTAAATAAACTCCGTTGGTTAGTTACTAAATAAATCATATTAATTTAAGATTTTACAGATAATAATTATCTATTTTTTAACTAGTAAGTTAATATAAGCTTGTGCGCCTCTACGAGTCTTACTATGCCATATTACGTTAGAATATTTTGGATGCGGTAAATATTTCCAAAAGAATAATAATGTTCTTTTTTTAATGTTAAAAGAACCATGTGCATTTTCTACTATTTTGTAATTCTCCATAATTTTTTTTTTTAGTTTTTATATTTGTTGTTATTAAAAATAATATGCCCCACTACATAAGAAAAAATACCTAAAATTCCCATTATAGGTATTAATTTTATCTCATCCCTTCTCCATTTTCTGTGTAAATAATCATTGGTTTTTTGTGTCCAATAAATATAGCCATACATACCCATGTATGTCCATATAGCTACGGCTGCTAATAATAATAAACTATCTTTCATCATGTTAAGTTTTCTTGATTATAAAGATCGTCAAAAGATTTTAAAATAGTATCATTTTCAAAACTATCTATACTCTGCATTATGCCTTTAATGTAAAATTTTTCTAAAAGATTTTTTTCTTTAATAACATAATTATTTTTTAACAGCCCTGTTAGATATGCTAATATACTTTTAGATTCAACACTGTGAGCTTTATCATACTCTGTTTCTAATCTTGTGATAATTTCTTGTATTACACTATTACTCATAATCTAAAAAGTTTGATAATCCTTGAGATCTAAAATATTCTTCTCTTCTGGATATTAGTTCATAATCTAATTGTTTTTTGTGGTGCTCTAAGTCTTCTATAAATTCTATATCTTGAGTACTACATTCTACTTTAAAATGATGCTGCACTAAATCAGCATATTCTTGATTAGTTTTTTTGCCATACTGCTGATATATTGTTTGTAGATATAAACTTAGTTCGTCTAATCTTACTCTAGTAAGCTGTTCAGTTTTTTTCATGATTTATTAATTTAGCTTTAGCCAAGCATATTTTTATGTATAAATCAATATTAAAACTATTCCCTTTAAATCCTTTCCAATAGGATATTATTTCAGGTAAGGTTTTAGGGGAACTATTCTTGTTCATAGGTATATTCATGATTTTTAATTTTAAGGATTATAATATATTTTTCTTCAAATTCACTCCAAATTCTTAGTAAATCTCTTTTAGTATAAGTACTATTATGTTTTTTAAGGGTTTTTATAAACCAAGTCTTATATTCTAAATAAATACTAAATTCTTGTATGACTAAAGAATTATTATTTATAATAAATAATTTATCAATGGCTCTATTTACAAATTCTTCTGTCATCCCACAATAAATTCTATTGCCCTATTAAACCATACTAAAGATATCCCTATACCACCATTTTCTTCTCTTACTATTGCTATTGTGGGTATTAACATAAAATGTGTATCCCATTTTATTATTCTAAATTCATATTTCATATGCTATAATTTTTTTATTTGTTTTAAATAATCGTAAATAAATCCTGCTAGGACAATTGCGTTCATGCCAAATGACGCTAGCAGTTCGTAAATATCTTCATATACATTAATACTCAAATGAACGTGTCCTACTACCCAAAATGGTACAGCCAAGTTTTGGCTTATCCAGGAGAGTGTATATAAAAGAAATTGTTTCATTTTATTTTAGTTTAAAGCGTTTAAAGTATAATAAGAAAATTTATATGTTACTTTCATCTTATTCTGATTTAATTATTTTTTCATTATGTTGTAACCCATTATAAGTCCAACAACTATTCCTATTAAGAAAAATACAATTGCAATCATCATCTTATTCTGATTTAAAGGTTTCGTTGTAGTATTGTTCTGCTTCTTCATAACTATAAGAACATTGTTTACAAGCATCTATTATCTGCTCTTTCTCCATTTCTTTGGCTTTGTTAAACATCCAATCAAATGTTTGCATTTCTTCCTTTGAAAAAGCATAATACTTATTAAACTGTTCTTGAAACCATTCTACTGCTGTTTTCCATCTTATTCTGATTTAAAGGTTTCTTCAACAAATTCTTCTCCGTCAAGTGTTAAGTAAAAGTCTATTACTTTGTTCATATCACTTTTATCTGTATCAATAAATTCTGTGTACTTAGCAAATTCAATCATCTGCTCTTTCTCTTTTTCTAACTTAAATTTAAGTAGTTCCAATATTTGTTCTTTTGTGTATGTACTTTGCATTCTATCATTTTTAATAAAATGTATTAATTCTTCTACTGCTGTCATCTTATTCTAATTTAAAGGTTAATTATTTCTTGTTTAACTTGCTCCCAAAACTCAGTTTGATGTTTAGGGATAGTTATTATAAAACTTTCAAGTATTTCATTCACTGCAACCAATGCACATTGTTTTGCCATTTCTTTATTCATTCCAAAATCACAATCATCTGTATCAATGTTCATTAAAAAATCAATGCACAATCTATTTGCTTTTTCTTTTGCTGTCATTCTATTCTGATTTATCAATATGAATTAAAAAACTTATTTTCCTTTTTAATGTAGGATGTTTATTTAATAGCCACAATGTTAAATCATCTTGTTCTGAATTATCAATGTGAAACTCTGCATAAGTATGTATTTTATGTCCTTGTAATGCTACATTTTGTTGTAAATGCTGTGGAATATCCGACAACTTAATTACTGATTTTGTTATTGTTTTCATTCTATTCTGATTTAAAGGTTAATTCTTCTCCTGTAAGTGCAAAGTATAGGTTTTGAAGTTGATGAAGATATTTGATGTAATAATTTTTTTTATTATCTTCTGACCTATAACCTCTATCATAATTACACTTAATCAAATTTTTATTGTTTTGTTGGATAGAAAATGAAATAATAGTAAATCTATCAATTTCAAGTTGATAGGAATCATAATATACTTGTTGAAATGTATCTCTAATGTCAGGGTATTTTTTAAATCCAAACTTCAACAACCATTCTTCTGTTAGCGGGATTGGTTTAACTTGATTATGTGGTTCTTTTACAATATAGGTATTTACTTTACCTAAAGTATCATAAACATAATTTCCTATTCTTAATTCATTTGCTTTCATTCTATTCTGATTTAAAGGTTTCGTTAAATAATTTAATTGCATACATTTCAGAGGTTTCATCAAAAATTAAATTGCTTTCTTTGGCTCTTGATTTATAGCCATTAACAAAGTCTTTTTTTCTCTGCTTTTTCTCCATTTCTTTGGCTTTGTCAAACTCATTGTATAATTTTAAATCTATACCGTGATTGTTTTTAAGTTCGTTAACCAACCATTCTACTGCTGTTTGTTTCATAGTTCTGTTTTTTTGTCTTTCTTTTAGTGTTTTTAATTCATCAACTACTTGTAATAAATTTTCAATTGTGTCATTTATTTCCTTAATGTCACTTTTAAAAATTGTAGTTTTAATTTCATCAACTTTTATTTCAATAAAATCATAAGTCCTTCTTGTTTGTATTATCATTCTATTCTGATTTAAAGGTTAATCTCTCCAACTAATAATCATTTTATCAGGTTCTTTTTCAAACATCATTAATGGTTCATCCCACATCATCTTAATTGTTGGTGATGTTATTTCCCCATTTGGACATTGAACAACCAATGGTAATTTTCTTTTTTCTTCACTAATCATTTGAAGTTCTTTAATAAAGTCATTTATTGTTTTCATCTTATTCTGATTTAAAGGTTACTTTTTCTAATTGTTCAAGTGTTGGAATGTTGCAAGTATAGCAATCCTTACTTTTTTCTACTCTGTATTGTATTCTTCCGTCTTTATGCCTTCTTGCTTGAAGTAAATATTTATACCCCATATACCCCGTAGTTGATAGGTCTGTCCATTGACCCCATTTACTTTTAAATAGTTCCATCTTATTCTGATTTAAATGTTTCGTTGTAGTATTGTTCATGTCCTCCGTCTAAGTAACATTTAGGAGTTGAACCATATTCTGCATATGTAGATAAATGACCATCTTCTCTTGCATCCATTATCTGCTCCTTCTCCATTGCTTTGGCTTGTGATATATCTGAACTATGTAATGTTCCTTGAGTTGAAAATTTTTCAACTAACCATTCTACGGCTGTCTGTTTCATTTTATTCTGATTTAAAGGTTAATAACTTTCGCAATTAAAACTGCGGATAACAGTCAGCAAGTGAAATTAAAACTTCACCTGCTTTGGTGTTATGTGCCATTTTAAGACACGCGCCTACGTTCAATATGATACAGTTCATTTCGCAAGTCTGACAACTCAAACTCTAATTTGACTTTTTCGTCAATCAATTTTATACTATCCTTGCCTTTTTCAGCTAATGCAAATTGCTCTTTTTCACGTTTAGACAATGCTTCTATTTTAGCAATAAAATCATCACTCGTTCTTTGCTCAACAGTTTTGTTTTCATCGAGCAATTTTTGTGCTTCTTGTCTAATTTTACATATCTCGCTTAAAGGATTAGCTTCAAGTATCAAATTGATTTCTTTGAGTTGCTTTTCAACTTGCTCAATGCTTTGATTTATTATCTTCTCTTTCGTTGTCATAATCTGAATAAAAACGGCACATAACACAGTATTTGCGTAATGCCTTTCGTAATTCTAATAATCTTTTCTGCATATTTTTAAGTTTTGTATTTTACAATATAGTTCAGTATAGGCACTACGCAAATACTCGGAACGTTAGCCGCAAGCCTACATAGACCGTATTTCGACAATGACAGCATCCCAAAAATCTTCACGAGTTTTGACAAATCCATCAGTTCTATCAAAATTTCCTATTTCTATTTTAGCTTCTTCAGCTACTTTTATGGCACAATCTTTAGCCATTTCTTTTGTCATTTTAATAGTTTCGTATTGTTTAAACTCTTCAACATCTGTCCAAAAATACTCAACTAAACTACTTGCTTGTTCTTTTGCTGTCATTGTTTTAAAGTTGTGAGAAAGGCCAGCGGCTAACAGCGGTTTTGCAATAGCCGCCTGACAATTCTCGGTTAATAATTAAATTCTTCTTTGGCGGCTATTGCAAAGCCGCAAACCGTTATTCTGATTTAAAGGTTTTGTTGTAGTAATTTTCTGAACAATCGATGTTAGATTTTTCAGGGTTAAAATAATCTTCTGCAAATAAATCACCTTGTGTGAATGCACTTTTTATCTGCTCTTTTTCCATTTCTTTAGCTTGTTCAATTATTGGCTCATCCATTTGAATCGTTAATCCAGTTAGTTTATTTATTTCTTCAACCAACCATTCTACTGCTGTTTTCATTTTATTCTGATTTAAAGGTTTCTTTTTCTTTCATAAACTTTTCTACGTCTAATCCTTTTCCCATATTACTTCTTTTTGATTTGACCAAACCATTCTTTATATGACAATGTTTTTTTCAACACATCATTTAGTTCTTTTATATTTAATTTATTCAACTCTATGTCAACTTGATACATTGACCATTTTTGTAGTATTTCTAAAACTTCTTCCTCACTATACATTATTTCTTCTTTCTCCATTGCTTTGGCTTGTTGGATTAATTCATCATTAAATTCCTTACCATTTCTTAGTTGTTGGACCAACCATTCTACTGCTGTCTGTTTCTGTTCCATTTTATTCTGATTTAAAGGTTAGATAATTAGAAACCAGGGCAAGAATCAACTTACCCTGGTTTTATAGTTAGATTATACTCCTAAAGAGTTTGCCAAAGAAGATCCATTAGCAGATACTCGTTCAGTATCAGTAATGATAACATGCTTAGGCTCACCTGGTACAACAGTAGTATTCACATAGATATACAAACCGTCTTTCATAATGAAATCACCATCTTTACCTGCTCTCTTAGCACGAGTCTCGAAGTTTTGTACATCATAGTCACTACCTTCTGTTGTCTCGGTAATTTGAATGTTAAGTGCTGTTTCTGGGAATGATGCCATTCTTGGATCTACAGCTCCTATTTCCAATACATCACCTTGTTTAAGACTATCTACATCAATACCAAATTGTGCTTTAACATCTTTAGGTTCTGCTGTAACCCAAGCATAACGAGGTTTAGACTGTGTAAAACGCTCATCAGATGCGTTTAATAGTCCTAATACATTAGTGTTTGTTTTAGAGCTTTCTACTATTTGAGAAAAACACAATTGAACTTTGTTATTCTTAACACCTTTTGCTGATTCTAAAATGATTCTTTTTTCCATGATTTTTAAATTTTTTAAAAGTTTATAAATTAAATTAATTAAGGTGCTTTATAGATCAGACTTATAAAGTCTATACTAGATATAACTAAAGCATATTATATCCAGTGCCCATTATTCTTTTTGCGACGATGCAGAATAATATTAGCGTGTAAATAAAAAAGAAAGGTTTCTTAATAAACTATCCTAAAAATTGTAAGTAAAAAGAATAGTTTACTAAGAAACCAAAGATTAAGAAAATGTACAGGAATAATTTAATCCTTCACATGCTAGATCAAAATACTTACTGTCAGTAGAGTATTTGCCTTTGTGAATAAAACTAAATTTATCAGGATCTTTTTGTAAGTGTTTGTATTTATTGAAATAAAAGCTTTTAACTTCATCTATTGATGTAAGATTCTCGGCAAATATTATTAATAGTATATTCTTAGTTTTAGTTATACTAATATTTATTGTAAATATATTAACAGTTTCAAACATGATATAAATATAATAAATTAAATGATATAATATATATTTATTTTAAGCCTATTATAGCTTAATCAAATAGAGCCCTTGTTACAGGGCTCTTCTGACTTATTTTATTACACCCATGTAAAGTTCTTCGTTATATAATCCAGGATTTAGTATAACGCAGAAAAAAGTATAATGAAAGTTAAAAGTCCATACAGATTCATTTATTACAGACATGTTATCTCTAATAAATTTACTGTCCATGCATAAGAATGCATTATAATAATCAGAAAACTCACGCTCTGAGATTTCTATATGCTCAGGAAATAATAAGTTAGCATTTGATTTTGCTGTTGAGTTTTGATTTAAAGTACTAATCATGATTTATATATTTTAAGTTAATAATTATTTCAGTAGATATTATAGAAGTTATAAAGGATACTGTAAAAGAAATAAAAAGTATTATAAAGAGATTATTAGAAAATTTAAAACTAGTGTAACTAGCTATACCAAAAGTTAATAGTGTGATTACTAGTACTATACAAAATTCAATTAAAGTTTTCATTTAGATAAGATTTAGTAAATTAATTTTTATATTTAGATTTATTGTCTAGCATAGATCCTGTGAATAATAAAGTAAAAGATGTTGTAGCTAGTAAAGCACTTATTGAAGGGTTGTTTTTTACTAGCATTAGATAAGCTGATAATAATCCTGATACTATACCTAGTATAGTAATGTACATAAATAGTTTAGAGTATTTCATAAGTTATATAGTTTTAATAGAGTGGTATTTTAATGATACCACTCATCGTTATCTTCTTGATATTGTTGAATTTCTGCTTCACGGAAATTATCTATTATACCAGAGTTTGATTTAACTATTGGTGCAATATTCTTTACTACTAATGTTTCATAGTATAAAATAATTTCTGTAATAGTAGCATTAGGAAGAACTTTACCGTCTAATAGATTAGTAAATTTTTCTCTAGTTTTTTTAAGTGCTTCTGCTCTTGTCATAAGTTTATGTTTAAATAAATAAGTAAAGTTTCTATAAGTTAAATACCCCTCTGCACTCAGTTGTAAGACTTAAGAGTTAATTCTTGCCACATCACTGTAGCTCTTCTACCTATAAATAGGTCTATCTTGTTCTTACAACTGCCTGACCTTGGGAATCAGGAATGGTGCATTACTACCTACTAGTATATTAGTAGGATTACAAGGGTTTGTTCAGAGTCCTTGTTATACTGTTCACCACAAAGGGCTTATTGTCTTTTTACTCAAACCACAATATACTGTGTAGCTTATCAAGCTTAAATATTGGATTTGTTATACTATTTACAGTAATATAACTCACCAAATACAGAGTTTTTCCATACAAGAATTGATTAGTTCTTGTTGGACACTGCCCACCTGTAAAGTGCTGTGTCCTGCAATATTGTACTCTCACAAGGTTGCAACCCTTGAAGTATGTGATACATTTATAGCAGGACCCCATTTCTGGTAGTCTCACATTACCTGCAATTGGATGAGAGTATATAAACAATTGTAATAAAGCCACATTCAACTGGTTCTTATATTTCAGCATGGGGTTTTTAAAGATAGGTAGATTTACATGAGATATACTCAACACAAACGATGTATCTTCTATTACTACAATTGTTTATTATACATTTAGCCATAACATATATAATGATAGGCTAATCACGCATAGTTATGCGTTAGGGTTTACGGCCCAGGATGAGTTAGTAACCACACCATATATGACTATGTATCTCATTGTCAATACTTTACGTTGTTCACTTTGTTGTACGTTTACGCAGTATCACGGCCTCTTTATACAGGACTTTATAGCTTTACTCATTGAGATCGACCCCCGAAGGGGGACCACTACCGTGGCCCCGTGATGTACTTCAGCATCATCGTCTCTCCGTTGATCACCGCTTCCTTCTCCACGACATTCCACTCGTCGATGTTGAGTTCTACGGTACCCTCGAGCTGTTTGGTGCCCCATACGTAGTATGTAGTCTTGCGACCGCATCCTAATACGTTATCAACTACAGGCAACACGAGCTTGCTAATAAAACTAGTACCCCAATCCTTGGTTACTTCCTTGCTAAATTCTACAGTATATTTCATATCTTACAATTTTTACGGGGCGGATTCCTTCCCACCCCAAACATAGAAGGGGTCGGTGACGGTGCTGGTACCCACTTCTATACATTTTAGAAATATTTTGTATTTTATATTTTAGAAATATTTTCCATAGGTAGTTTTGTTAGGGGGGACTACTATTTAAGCAGAGAAAACAGGGGGGATAGTTTATATAGGGTAGTATATTTTAGGTCAAAAAAAATTCCCAAATAATTATAATAAAGCGTGAAATGACAAAAAATCATAGTCTAGACCATACTACTATTGACTTACAGAGCTTTTAGTCAGGTACTATTTTTAGTACCTCACAGGCGTTATAGGTACTATTTTTAGTACCTGGAGATTAGTTATTGTAATATTTTTACAATAACTTTGTAGTTATGGGGAATAGTATAAAAAATATTAAATCTAGTAAGAATATAAAACTAGATTTAGAAAGATATGTAAACACAGATACTGGTGAGTTACTATCTTCAGAGATTAAACAAGAATTAAATTATAAAATTACTTCAGAAGGTAATTATGTTATTATTACTTCTGATGATTTTGTAGTATTAGATTCTAAGACTGTTAGGTATTTATCTACAGAGTTATCTAGAACAGAAATGCATAACTTACTTATGATGACTACTGATTTAAAAACTCCACTTAATTTAGTTTATAATGGCCCTAGGCCACACACCAACGACACACTGCAAAAATTTTTAGGCTATTCTTCTAAGGCTATGTTTTTAAAGTTATTAAAAAGGCTTATAGAGTTAGGAGTATTATATCAGATTAAAGGCAGGATATCTAATGAGGTTAGAGTTATATATATGTTAAATCCTTATATAGCTCGTAAAAGAAAAACCATAGATAAGGAAGTATTTGAAGTATTTCAACCTTTTTTATTATAAATATATTATAATAATTAGTTAGTTATTGTAAAATTATTATATTTGCCCTATGGTATTTTACACAAGCTTAGATGTTTCAGATAGTATTTTACTAAAATCTACCGATACAGGATTTAATGCATTGTATTATATTTTATTACAGGTAGATAGAGAAAATAATATATGGCATGCAGATAAGATTAATAAAAAACATATTTGCGATAAGCTAAACTTAACCAGTTCTAGTTTAGAAAAAATAATTTATTCTCTAAAAACAAGAGAGTTAATTATATCTGCAGCAAGAGGTAAGTATAAAATATCAGAAACATTAACTCAGGACTACTAGGGTGATTATTGGAGAATTTATATCAACAGAACTAGAAGAATTATTTACTAGAGAAGAGATAGTCAAGACAAGGTTTGAGCCTTACTGCAGACAGCACAGTAAGGTTCTTACTACGTCTTATGAGGTTAGTGCAAAAAATAAATTAGTATTTATATTAAAGTTTAAAATAACACAAAATGACAACAACAGAAAGAGTTAATGTATTAAAAGAGATAATAGCCACTAGCTTTATGTTAGCTACAGAAAAATCTATGGGCAGCGGAATTAGTTTTACTTACAAGTCTTACCCAGTAGACGTACCAGCTAGTGAAAATAACCCTGAATTTAAAGCTTGGCATTTTGATATTATAGTTAAGGAACTAGGCTACGGTGAACACACTGTACAACAGTTTAAATTTCCTAGGCCTAACAACATAGACGCAAAACATATGGAGTACCATGTGTTAATAGAAGTTATAGCTAGCTTAACACAAACATCATTACTTACTTATTATGAGGTAGCTAAGATTCTAAATACAGATAAAGAAATGCAAAAAGAAATTATACATGAGACAGCGCAAAGTAATTTCACTTCCGACCAACCAGAGTAAGATATATAGACAAATTCTTGCTTTTATGAATTTCATGTTAAACATAACTCCACAAGAGAGAGATGTATTAGCAGAGATTATTAGATTAAATAATGAATACTCAGCACTGCCGTTAGAAAAGCGCGCTAAGTTTATTTTATCTAAAGATATGAGAAAAGAAATAAGAGAGTTGGTTAAGATAGAAGAGAAACAATTTAATGTTATTATATCTAGATTAAAAAAGAAACTATTATTTAATAAGCCATTACTGGACGACAATAATTTTTTACATCCTGAATTATGTTATTTACCTGATTCAGATGGATTTAAAATAGAAGTTAATCTAGTTATGACTAGTAAGCCTAGTGTTGTGAGTACTGTTATTTCAGAACCGCAAGAACCACAAGAACCGCAAGAATATTTAAATACTACTACTACTATTCCAGAACCTCCTGTAGAGTATAAACACGATGCATCTAAGGCTCCTATACTTGAGGAAGAAGAATTTGATATAGAAATAAACTTACCTGATGAATAATCAAAGAGATATATTAATTTCTTTAGCTAGAAAACATAGCTTAACTATTGCTCAAGCAGAAGAAGTATTTAGATTATTTAATACTTTTATACAAGAAGAAATATCTAGTGATAAAAAAGAAGGAAACTTATTTAATCCAGAAAAATTTAGAACTATACATATAGATAATTTTGGCAAGTTTATTCCTAATCAACGCAAAATACGTCACGCTAATTATTGTTTAACAAAGAAAAACATAGACAAATGAATATCACACTGCCCATTAAAGTAAACGAAAATCATGATCCTGAATTTATTACTTTTTATAAGATATATGCACTATCCCCTGCATATAATAATCAATGCTTTATACATACTAACGGAACCCAGTATTTATGCACATTAAGTTTTGAAGAAGTTTGGGATAAATTAAAACATTATGAAAAATCTATATGATAAAAACTTTTGGGAAGTACATCCTGAGTATTTATTAATTACAGAGTTTAAAGATTATTATACTAAAGATACTAGTAAGGACAAACAATACAGTTCTAAAATACTTTGGGCAGTATATTTTGCATATAATCCTGAGTCTAGGTTTTATAATATACCTGATAAACTAGATATACTTACAAGAGATTTTATTAAAGATCCTAAATTTAAATTTGCTAGTATAAAAAATATAATAGATATTTATAAAAACTCTGTTCTAACTGACGCAGAAAGAGCATTAGTTACTTGGGGAGAAATAATTACAATGCGTGATGAATCTATTAAGTTACTTTATAAACAAGCTATACAAGCTAAAGACACAGATGAGTTAGTAAAACTAGATAAAATGTTAAGTAACACACCTAAATTATTTGAAGATTATAAAAAAATCAAAAAAGATTACGAAGAAGAAAAAGTAACTAAAAAAGGTAAACATATAAATTCTTTAACTGAATCAGGAGAAATATAATGGATAGTATTTGGAAAAATAAAGAAAAGATTCTTGAAGGCATTAAGAATAGTCTAGTTAAAAACTCTTATGTAGATTCTATTGCAGCAGATAGATTAAAGATATGCAAAGCTTGTAGTAATTATTCTACAAATTGTGTAGCATTAGTTAGTACTTGTTGTAAAATCTGTGGATGTTCTTTAAGTTTTAAAACCAAATCACTAAGTTCCTCATGTCCAATAAATAAATGGCCTAGTATAAAAAATGGTTAATAACGCTAATTTTAAATTAACTTCTATTCCTAACTTTCATCCTGTATTAGAGCACTATGAAAGAGTAAATTTTTGGAAAGAAGAAAAACGAAAGTGTATAGAAGGCTACTGGTCTTCAGGAAAATGGATGCCAGGGCCGCTATATTACTATACTAATTTTCATAATATACAGTTTGAAGATGATTCGTCAGTTGCACAAGCTTTTGGCTTGCCATTTTTGCGAGACATAGATTGGGAATTGTTTTTATTATATGAAGAGTGTCGAGGCTTTTCAGGATTTGAACTAGATAAACAATATACTTGTGATAGAAAATACGGACCTGAAAAAGAATTAAGTTTAAAACTTAAACGTATCACAGAAGATGATTTAAAAAAGTTTACTTACATACCTGCTAGAGAGTATCTACGCAAAAACCACGGTAAATCATTAGGCAAACCTTTATATAAAAACTCTGCTAAACATTTTATGAGTATTCAAGCTAGGGGATCAGGTAAGAGTTACTCTACCTCTGCTATTATTAATCATAATTTTTTATTTGACGGAGCCACAGATTATGATGATTATTTAGAAAGACGTAAATTAAAACAATACTTAGCATCAGATACTGTTGTAGGAGCAATTGATACTAAATACACTATACCGTTATTAAAAAAATCTACTACTGCTTTAGAATTACTTGCAGGAGCTTATCAGTTAGGAGAAGAATATTATCCATCTCCATTAATGATTAATTATTCAGGAACTCTTGCGCCTAACAGAGAGGCTACTAGTAAATCAGGATCTGTAGTAAGACATAGAACTTTTAAAGATAATCCACTAGCAGCTAACGGTACTAGACCTAACTTAGTTGCACTTGATGAAGTTGGCTTCATGTATAATATAAAAGAATCATGGGGAGCCATTGAAGCCACTCAAGCATCTAAAGCAAAGAAAAGTTTGGTTATATGGGCCCTAGGAACAGGCGGACTAGTATCGGGTAGAGCAGCTTTATATGCAGAAAGTATTTTCAGAAATCCACAAGATTATAACTGCATAGAGTTTGAAGATATATTTGAGCATAGAGGCAAGATAGGATATTTTGTGCCGTATTCTAAAACTCTTAATGAATTTAAAACAGGGGTAAATAAAGACACAGATGAGATATTAGCAAAAATGTTTATAGAAAATAAACGACAAGAAGCTAAAAAATCACCAGATCCTACTGTATACCAGACAGAAATTATTAACGGTCCTATGGTTCCTTCAGAAGCTTTTCTAGTTCTTGAAGGTGCATTCTTTCCTACTCTACAATTAAAAGAACAACTAGCTGAAGTAGAAGGAGGAAAATATGTAAAATACACAGATGCTTCTTTTAAAGGGCATTTAGTATTTAATCAAGATAATACATTAGATTTTGTTACTATACAAGATTTGAGACCTATAAGGAAATTTCCATTAAATAAAAATGATGAGAAGCAAGGCTGTATAGAAATATGGGTTAAGCCTCAAAAAAATCCTGAAGGAGTAATTCCTAAAGGAGTTTACATAGCTGGAATCGACGTCGTAGATAAGGACAAATCTACTACTGACTCACTGCCTAGTATATTTATAATGAATAGACTAACTAGACAGTTAGTTGCTGAATATACAGGAAGAACCTCTGAAGCTAAAGATTTTTATGAGATATGTAGAAAATTGTTATTATACTACAACGCCATAGGTATGTATGAGAAAAACCTTATTGGTTTATATAATTACTTTGATCAAAACAAGTGTACTTATTTATTAGCAGAAACGCCTTATCAGCTAAGATCTTCTGATACTTATAAATCTGGAACTAATACAGCTAAAGGTATTAACGCTTCTAATGCAGTTAATGCAGAAGGAAGAAATATGGTAAAATCCTGGTTACAAGAAAAAATATCTTTGAATTCAGAGCTAAGAGTTTATGAAACTATTTATTCTCCTGCTTTATTAACAGAATTAATTATGTGGAATCCTGATGGAAACTTTGATAGGGTTAGTGCGCTAATTATGCTGTTATGGCTAGACTCTACTATGTATAAACAAATAACACAAGAAGTAACTAAAATAAAAACATTTTTAGATAACCCTTATTTTGAAGAAATGGGAGTTTTAAAAAAGAGAGTACCAAATACTTTAGATTCTAATTTTTATTCATAGATTTGTTTTTTAAATAAATATTTATTATGAGCCAGCCTGTAAAGATTCAAGGATATATAAGTTTCCCTAGACAAAAACTATCAGACTCTGAAAAAACTGACCACTGGTATAAGAAAAACATAGACTTTGCAGAGCATTTGCTTACCTCTGATGTAAATCTTCGCTCTAATTTTAAAAACAAAAAGGTTAATTATAATCTACGAGCTAATATTATAAGCTCTAAAGATTTTGAAAAATTTATTAATCCTGATAATCTAGATTTAGAATCTTTACCTGCTAGTTTCCAACATGTCGGCATAGAAAACTCTAAAGTAAATTTATTACTAGGAGAATATGCTAAGAGACGTAAAGAGTTCAGAGCTTATATTTCCTCTAATGATCCTGATGGTATATCTCGCAAAGAACAGCAAATAATGCAAAGTATTAAATCAGAAATGGCTCAGATAGTTATGGGCACTTCTGTTAGCGAGCAGGAAATACAAGAGAGATTACAGAAATTACAAAAATTTAATTCTTATGAATTTCAAGATGTTGCAGAAATAGTAGCTAATAAAATTCTAAAGAAAGAATATAAAGAAGGAGATTTTGATTTTGTTTTCCTTCGCACTTTTGAAGATTTACTTGTTGGAGGCGAAGAAATAATGTACTGTGGAGTACTTGGAGGCAATCCAGTAATGCGTCGAGTAAATCCTATGAATTTATATACAATGGGTGGAAACTCAATGTTTATTGAAGACGCAGATATTATTGTAGAATACGGTTATAAATCTATTGGACAAGTAATAGATGATTATTGGGATACTCTTAAACCTGAAGATATAGATTTTCTAGAAAGAGGAAAAGTAGATGCTTCTATGGGTTCAGGCGGAGGAATAGGGCTTAATAGAGATATATCAGTATATGATTATTATGGCGAACAAGGAGCTCTAAATATTTTCCATCCTAATGAGATGGGAGTTAGAACTTTTGCAGGAGCTTTTGATACTTATGGAAACGTAAGAGTTTTAAAAGTATGTTGGAGATCAAGACGTAAAATAGGAGAATTAACATATATAGACGAAGACGGCAATCAACAAAAAGATTATGTGCCAGAAGATTACAAACCTAATAAAACTTTAGGGGAAACAGTTAGGTGGATATGGGTCAATGAGTGGATGGAAGGTACAAAGATAGCCGACCATATTTACACTGTAATGCGTCCTGTACCATTTGCAAGTAAATCTTTAGTTAATAAATCTAAAGGGACCCCTCCATATGTAGGTTCTGTTAATTCTACTAATGATTATAAGGTCCAATCTCTTATGGATGTTATGAAACCCTTGGCGTATTCTTATGATATTGCTTATTATAAAAGGGAACTTGCAATAGCCACATATAAGGGGTCCTTTACTGCACTCAATGCATCACTTGTTCCTTCAGGCTGGGATCCAAAAGAATGGGTGAGATATGTGACTATCAACAAATTTGCTTGGTTAGACCCTACTAATGAAATACTTAAAGGACCGTCTCAAGGTAAATCTGCAGGAAGTTTTAATACTTTAACAGCACAACAAATACAAGTAGGTGATCCTAATGAAATATCAATGTATACTAACTTAATGTTAGATATAGAAAACACATTAGGTAAACTTGCAGGAGTATCAGGCGCGCGCGAAGGACAAATACAAAATAGAGAAGCAGTAAATAATGTAGAAAGAGAAGTAGCACAAACATCTCATATTACAGAAAAATGGTTTGCTATAGATAATAACTTTAGAAAAAGAGTTCTTACTAAATTCTTAGAATGCTGTAAGTTTGCTTATAAGACTAATCCTAAAAAAGGACAGTATTTACTAGACGATTTAGGGCAGCAATTAATTACCCACTTTGATGAGTTCTGCTCTACAGAATATGACTTACATCTTTCTAACTCTTCTGCTGACCAGCAATTGTTTAACGACTTGCGTTCTCTTTCACAAGCAGCTATTCAAAATGGCCAAGCAACTATTGCAGATTTAATTACTATTTCACAATCAGAATCTGTACAAGAAATTGCTAGAAAACTAGAAGACTCTGCTAGAAAAATTAGAGAAGAGAATCAGCAAATGCAACAACAACAATTACAGCAACAACAACAAGCTGCGCAACTTGCTGATCAACAAGCTAAGATGAAACAAGAGTTTGAAATGAAAAAACATGAAGATGAAATAGCAGTTAAACGTGAGCAAATACAAGCAAACATTGCTATAGCAGCTTTAAGAGAAGAAGGAAATAATTATCGCACAGAATCTGGCTTACTAGATTCAGATAGTAATGGCATTGCAGATGAGTTAGATTTAAGACGCACTGAAGTAGAAGAAAATTATAAAAACGAAAATATTTCTTTACAAAGAGATAAACTGGCAGAGACAGAACGTTCTAATAAAGCTAACGAAGAATTAAAAGCTAAAGCATTAGAGATTCAGAAAAACAGACCTGTAGCTAAAAGATAAAGCTATAGAATTATAGAGAATTTATAAAAATTAATAATTTAATTTATTAAAAAAATTTTAATATTGTAACTTAATAACGACAGCAAAATGAATACAGAGAATGAAAACTTATTTGAGGGTTTAGAAATCATGTCTCCTGAAGAATTAAATTCTGCAGTAGCCAACAATGAAGAATCTGAAGATAAAACACCTAGTCAAGGAGAAGATGATGGTGAAATATTTAAGCCTGTTTCAACGGAAACAGGTGAGGGAGTTAACCAAAACCCTAGTACGGAACCTACAAAACCAAATGTAGACCTTACAAAAAACGAAGCTATTTATAAAGGATTGATGAAAGAACTTCTAGATGCAGGAATTTTAACTGCAGCACAAGTAGAAGAACTTGATAAGTTACCTGGAAATTTAGATACTATAAAAGATTTAGTAGATAAAACAGTTAAACATAAATTTCAATCTGCAGAAAAAGCTTGGAAAGCTAACATGCCAGCTGCAAAGAAAAGATTCTTAGAAATCGAAGATGCATTTGACGAAACTGACCAAGCTATTATGATGGCTCAACGATTAGAGTTCTTTGATAGTATAGATGAACAAACCTTATCAGAAGATGAAAATCTTCAGAAACAAGTTTATTTTGATTTATTAAAATCTAAAAACTTTTCTGATCAAGATGCTATAGATGCTATAGAAGATGCTGTATCAGTAGGAAAGTTAAAAGATAAAGCGTTAAAAGCAATTCCTGAGTTACGTGCAGAGGCTAATAGTTATGTTGAACAAGCTAAGGCTGTAAAACAAGAAAAGACTCAAGCACAGATAAAAGCGCAAGAAAAAGCATTTGAAAATTTAATAAATCATATAGATAGTAGAGAAAGTTTCATAGATGGATTAAATCTTAATAAACCGACAAGAGATAAACTAAAAAGTAATATCTTAAATCCAGTTTATAAAGACCCACAAACAGGAAGAGAATTTAACTCTTTAATGTATAAGCAACAAAGAAATCCTGTAGAGTTTGAAATGTTGATTAACTACTATGATACTTTAGGTTTATTTAATCTAGATAAAGACGGCAAGTTTAAGCCAGATATTAGCAAGCTTAAAACTGTCGCAAAAACTGCAGCTATTAATGATTTAGATAAAATCATTGCAGCTGAAGAACAAAGAGGCGTAGGAAGAAATACATCTGTAGAGACTTCTCAAAAAACAGATAGTATTTTAAATATGCTAGAAAATGCATTTAAAAAATAATTAATTTATACCGTTTAACAATTTAAAAATTAAAAAACAATGGCTCAATTACTTCCATTACAAAAGTACGAAGCTAAAGATTACAACGGGTTAGTGACTGATAATCACTTTTACTCATTGTACCAACAAAAACCACAATTGATTAGCAATGTGATTAAACAAATCTACAAAACTAATCTACAAGGTAAACTTCGTGAATTCGTAGATCGTTTTCCTGTTAAAGAAGTAGAACAAGAAAATGGTTTCTACAACTGGATGTTGCAAGGACAACATGACAAAAACCTACCTCTAGTTGATGCTGAAACAATCAACGGCCTTACTATTTCTGCAGGTACTTTCCCTGCTAACGTAGGTGCTAACGGTGAGCGTTTTTACTTAATCTTTGACGAACCTCTATTTGAAGAAACTAACGTTCTTCGTGGAGAAGTTGATGATTATCATCTATTAGTTAAAAAAGCTATGGATGCTGGTTCTCGTTATAAATACGAAGTAGAATTAGTAACAGACAATGCTACTAAATCTGTACCATCTGAAGAGCTTGCTATCGGTACTCGTTGGTCTAAGTATTATTCACTTTCTCCTTCAACTCTTTCTTACCAAGGTTCTAAGCCGTATTTCACTTCTCCTTGGAGAATGGAAAACCGTCCTGCAACTATGAGAATGGAATATGAAGTAGCAGGTAATACTATTAACAAAGGTAAAAACGAGCCATTAGAATTTGGATTTAATTACAAAGGACAAACTGAGTCTATTTGGATTAACTACCAAGATTTAGTTGCTCATCACCAATGTGAAGAAATGTTTGCAAGAATGCTTGTATACGGTAAGAAAAACTGGACAGCTGACCACAAGTACTTGAACAAAGATGATAAGACTAAATATGCTATCGAATCTGGTTCTGGTTTCTTTGAGCAAATCGCTCCTTCTAACGTACACTACTATAATACTTATGACCTTGATTGGCATTTAGAATTATTGTTGGATATGGGTGTTGGTAAATTAGAGCGTGGAAAACGTACTATCCACTTGTTAACAGGTGAATTTGGTGCTATCGAGATTTCTAAGCAAATCAATGCTAAATCAGGTTCAGGTAAATTTACAGTTATCTCTGATAAATTCTTGACTTCTAATACTAATCCAGGAAACTTAGGTGGTAAAAACACTAAAGGTTTAATGGAGCCACAATGGAATGTTTATGAGTGGTATAACGGAGTAACTATCATGGTAGAAATCCTAGATTTCTTTGATGATGATGTTTACTTTCCACAAAGACACCCAGATGGAAAAGGTATTGTAGAATCTCACAGAATCCTTGCTCTTGACTACGGAGATAACGCAGGTATTTACCGAGTTAAACCAAAAGGAGTTCCTGAATACAATTGGGCTTATATCCCAGGTATGAGAGATCCTTTCTCTCCTGCAGGAAAAGGTTCACCTAAAATGGTAGCTTCTCGTGTAGATGGTTATGAAGTACATTTCCAAAAATGGGGTGGAATGATGATTGAAGACCCAACTAAAGTTGTTGACTTACGACTTTTGGTTGAAAGATGATAAACCAAACTAGAATCGCTCATCCCCAGAGGTGAAAGCCTGGGGAGAGCGTTTTAGTAAACAACGGAGAAAATTAAAATTAAAGACAGCAAAATGGAAACAAAAGAAAAAGAAAAAGTAATTTACGGAACATTTTTACAAGATAGAATAATCAGTATTAAACCTGTAGAATCTTCTGGAAAATGGAGTACTTTATTAGTAGCAGGACAGGATAGAAAAAAAGATCCTTTCATGTACAACAAAACAAAACGTAGCTATCAAGTTCCACTTAATAGCGAAATTAAAGGAGGAGGAGTAAAAGTAATTTTGGATGACCAACGTAGAGTTAAAATCCAAAAATACATGGAGAGCTTCCCTAACGGGATGACACAAAAAGAGTTCTTTGAAAAAGAATTAGGAGTTGATTTAAATCCTACACTTCAAACAGAAAAAAATTTCTGGAGAAGTGATAGAAGAGGTAGAGTAATACTTACAAAAGAAGGAACTACTCTAAATTTAAATCATCCTTTAGATATGTTGAAATATTTGATATTAATGTCAAATAAACTTTTAATATGTCCATCATATGATGAACGTAATTTAAAAGCTACATATGAATTCATGGTTGTAGATGAGTCTAAAGTTACTTCTCAAAAATTAGAAGAAGCAAATATTAAAGCTCAAGCATTTGTTAAGTTTGCAGAAATTACAAACAGCAAAAAAGCAATCATTGGATTTATTAAATCTTTAGGTAGAACAATTCCTGCATCAGCTACAGAAGATTGGCTAAAAGGAGAAGTACTTAATGTGGTAGATAATAACCCTAAGTATTTCTTAGAAATAGTTAATCATCCTCAGTACAATGATAGAATTTTTGTACAGGAGGCAATTGAAGCAGGAGCTATTATACGCAAAGGTGAAAAGCGATATGTATTAGATAACGGAGTGGAATTAGGTGATTTAACAGATACAATTAATTATCTTACTGATCCTGAAAACCAAGAAGTTAAATTAAGAATTAAAGCTAAAATTGAATTAACAAAACGAGCATAAAATGACTGCAAACCAAATGGCAGATTTGTTGGAAGAAAAACTAGATAGAGTTTCTAGTTTTGGTTCCCCAGGATACGAAGATTTTGATTTATCTTCCGTATTAACAGAAGCCCAGCAGTTATATGTAAAAAAGTTTTTTGATGAAGTCAACAATAGAAAACAAAAAGGCTTCCAAGAAATTGAAATAAGAAACCAAGGATTAGCGGCATTAATTAAAAATGCCAACGCTCTAACAGTTTCAGCTTCACAAGCAGGCGTGATTGTGAATAATAATGTAGTAGGAAAGTTCTTTGATTTACCATCCGATCATATGTATACTATATATGAAGAATGCGTAATAGATAAAAAAGAATGTGGAACAGATAAATTTATTGTAGGGTATATAGTACCTATCGCCCATAACGAAATGCAAAGGTTTAATTGGAGTAAATACAAAAGACCTTTTTATAAAGAGAATGGTGATTGTAGAGTATGGCGTTCTGAATATGAAAGAGAAGTTACAGGAATAAATCCTAGTAACCCAGCTACTTCAAAACGCCACGAACTATTTACAGACGGAACTTTTAACATAACAAATTATTATATGCGTTATCTTAAAAATCCACAAGACATAGTAGTAGACAGAGATACTCCTGCAAATCAGAGAAACTGTGAATTAGATACTTCCACTCATGTAGTAGTAGTAGATATAGCAACAGATTTAATGATGCAAAGAACAAAAGATCAAAAAGTCCCTATAATAGAAGGCTTTAAAGATTTAGAATAAATTATTAAATATTAACTTTAAATTAAAATAAAATGTTACGTAAAGCAAACAATGTGTTTTCAGTAATCTTGAGTGATGTAAATCAAGCAACTACTGGATTGCCTGCTGTAGGTACAGTTGTTACTGATGCTAACCTAGCTATCGGTGCTGTAGTACTTACTGATGTAGGTTTAAGAAGAATTAACGCCCTTTCAGGTTTAGCTGATGGTGAGCAATTCTTTATTGTACAAGGTAAAGGTGTTGGAAATCCTTTAATGAAAACTCCTGTATTAACTAAAGGAAAAGTAAAAATTTCTATCGCTAAATTCCGTCCAGCAGTACAACAAGTTACTGTAGTAGGATATAACGGTACAACAGGAGCTCTTCCAGTAGCTAACAACACAGATTTCTGGATTAAAATCCGTAAAAATGATAACGATGCTGCTAACCGTTCTCAACCTATGAGTTTATTTGCAGGGCCAGTTAAAACTGACGCTACAGGTACTCAAGCAGAACTAGCAGAATTGTTAGCTACAAACGGAGTTAAGAATTTCTCTGACGAGCCAGCTAATGGTTACTTACGTTTTGAAATTATTTCTTCAGGAACAGATGCTGCAATTACAGGTACTGTAGCTAATTTTGGAGTTACTTATAATTCTAAAGTAGTTACATTAGATGGTACTGTAACTAACGTAGCTGCAGGTGACTTTATTAAACTAGGTGGTACTTCTACAACTACAGCTGTTTATAAAGTAGAAGCAGTAGATTCTCCAAATACAATTACATTAGCTTGGGCTTACCAAGGTGGAACTGCTACTATTGCTGTTGCTAATGTTAGAAGAATTACAGCTGCTGTTGCTGCTACAGCTAATTTCGGTGTTAGACTTACAGGTGCTCAAGCTCCATTTGATGTTAATGCATTTAGAGATTACTACGCAAACAGATTCACTGTAACTTTCTCTGACTCTACTACTCTTGTTACACATGTACAAGGTGCACGTAACGGTAACGGTATGTGGCAACAAGTTGCAATGGATGAGTATATGAGCTACGGTTATGAAGGACAAAACGATATGTTGGCTGTTCCTCCACGTTTCCGTGATCAAGAAGTTAAAATCCCTGGTGTAGGCGGTAATACAGCATTGACTACTAAGTACTCTGCAATTACACTTGCATGGGAAGAAGGTATCTCAGGTCTAGTATCTATGGCTGGTGGTAAAGGAAGTGCTATTCTTTGGTTAAACCTTGCAGACAATGCAGGTTCAGGAATTTTAGCAACTACTCCTGATAACACTGGTGAAACTCTTGCTACGGCATTAGGTGTTACTGCATCTGACTTAAACGAGTAATTCTCCGCCCAAAGTAGTCCCGTCATAGAAAAAATTTGCTGTCTATTCTATGGCGGGCTACTATATTTTTAAGTATTTTTGAAATAAATAATTATGGCTCTTCTTCCAAAAATATCAGCTAGTTTAAATAATAAATGTAACAAAATCAGTTTAACTGAAGAAACTGGTCCTTATGTTGAATGCACTAATGAGACAGGATGGGGAAATGGTAATATAGATACAGCGCAAATTGCCTATGCAGATGTACAGTTCTATAATTTAGAACAGACTCCTGGAATACTTGCTTCAGGTTCAGGAGAAATTTCAGGCACAACATTTACTGACACTACACATTTTACAGGTTCTTTTGCTATAGGCCAAACATTAATAGGTACAGGCATAGCTCCTGGAACAGTAATTACAGATGTAATTACAGGTACAGGAAGTAATGATGGAGGAACTTACGAAATAAACATTCCACAAGTAATTCCTGCAGGAACTACAATTTATGGAACAGTTCTTACATCTAATTACATTATGTATGATGGAACTACAGATGTTTATTCTGGCGTAGTTTCAGCTCCAACTCCAGGAAGTTTTTTAGCAATATCAGAAGCTTCATGGTCTAATCCAGACGGAATTTATCAATTAGTATATAATATTATAGACACTGACGGTAATTCATATACTAATGAAAAACAACATGTTTTATTTATATGCAATTTATGCAATTGTAAAGACAATCTAGTAGTAAAACTAGTTGAAGCTTGCGATATGATTGCTACAAAAAAATTAAAAGAACAAGTAGATCAAATGGAAATGTTTATCTACGGAATTAAAACAGCATTTGCTTGCGGAGATTTTGATACAGCAGATGCAATAATAACAGCAGCAACAACTTTTTGTGAAACTATTCTAGGCTGTATAGGATGCGGCTGCGGAAAAAATTGTTAATACTATGTGTGGATGTAAAGATTGCAAAGATGTTACGCTTTTTAAAGGCAGTGACGGTGTAGGAATACAAGTTATTACTAATAATAATGACGGTACCTTTACTATATTTTTAACTAATGGTTCTACTTTTACTACACCTGATTTTACAGGTGCTCCAGGAGAAGGAACATTTAAAGCTGTATTAGAAAGTAGTGGAGCAGATGATACCGATTTTGTAATTAGTAATGCACTATTAACATCTTGCGGAACTTTGCCTTCAGGATGCTTTCTAGGAGAAACAAGTGCAACACCTTTTGGAGATTTTCATGTACAAGTTTGGTTTAGAACAAATGAACCTCCTACTCCAGGAAATTCTTGGATACTAGCAAATAATGCTAATACATCTATAGATACTATTTCAGGAGATTTAACAGTAAATTTAGGAGGAACAGGATTAAACGTTTTTGTTAGAATTGTTATAATAGCTTAATGTGTCCTACTATACAAATATCATATTTATTAACTGGAGCAGAAAGTCCAACTGTAATAATAGTTGAAGGAGTATTTAACGGAGTAAATTATAATTATAGTTTTTCTATAGATACTAATCCTGGTGGAGAACCTGTACTTGTAGATTATACAATACTTTTTATAGAAGGAAAAGTTTTTTATTGGAGTTTAGTTGAAACTATTCCTGGTTATGACCCTCAAGAAGTAGGAACTTTAGATATTTCTAGTTCTTGTCCTGAAGGAGATTGGAAACTAACTACTAAATATATAGTAAATTTAACTACGGGAGAATTTATTTTAGGACAAGTATGTTCTCCTTGGTCTAATGAAGATACTTTAGGACTTCCTGGAACTTTAGGAAATTATGTTTTTAAATTAGATCCTGCAATAGAAGAATACATTGCACCAGGAATTTATTTAGATTCTCTTACATCGCCTTTTCCAATAGCTCAATATCAACAACCTATTATACAATCAGTTGTATATATATCTAACGATAATAGCACTTTATATACACAACCTGGTCCTAATAGAAGTTTTTTAGGAGTTATACTTAGAGATGCTGCTACTAATACTATAATAGAATATCAAGGTTTAAATTTCTTAGTATTAGGAAGTTTGGATAACCAAATAGTATGGGATTATACTACAGTAAATAATAGAAAATCTTTTACTTTCTATAATAATTTTATTGGAGCATTTTCTACTATTTATTGGGCTCCAGCACCTGTAGCTGCAGAAGCTCCTTTTGGAATATCATGTTGGATATTACAAGATGTAGCAAGCGGAACCTATCAAGGATTTAATTTCGATCCATCTACTGATGTTCCTACAGGAACTTTCTTTTCAAAATTTGAAGGAGAAACTACTAGATATAGTACAGAAACTTATGAAATAACAGGAGACTTATGTTTGAGAATATGTCCTCCTGTAGAAAATAATTGTTTTGAATTATTAGTATGGGAAAAACAATGTGAGTTTTCTAAATGTGTATTAGATTATATTCATGGGCTAATGTTTGGTAACGTAGATTGTCATGCTTTAGAAAATTTAAAACTACAAAGAAGAGTTTTAGAAATTTTAAACTGCTACGATTCTAGAGATATAGAAGAAAATACTGTATTATATAATAATTTAGAGTATAATACAATAAAAAAATTAATAAATAAATAGTAATTTAGATAAAATTTAAAACAATGTCACAAAGAGAAGTCGTTATAAAAGGGGGTCCTAATAATACCTCCGCATTTGTTACAGGACAACAAGAATTATTAGTCAAAGTAAACGATACAATTGATGCAAATATAGTATCTCCTATTGGACAGCAATTAATGCAAGATTCAGTAGCTGTTACTTTGGCTAGTGATCAATTAGGGATAGCTAGAACTCCTGGTATCATTAGACCTACTGCTTCTGGTAATGTTAGTTCTTCTGCTGCCACTTTCTATTCTGTATCTGTAGCTAACGTAGGTGCTGCTAATGGAACTGTACTAAGTGGTACTACAATTAAACCAGGAGAAGTATTAAACTTCTCTGCTGATGCTGTAAACAATTACTTTACTTCCTTTGCTTATGATGCAACAGGAACTGAGTTTATAATCATTTTTGTTTATTAATCATGCCTGTTATCTTAGGCGGAAATACTGGTATTTATTTAGCTTCACTAGCTCCTCCAGCTAGTCCTTTACTACTTGACACCTATACAGGAGCAGCGGTTGCTTATTCATTAAGACAATTAAGAACAGCATACACAGGGGCAGCAATAAGAGTAAGACGTTCAAGTGATAATGCAGAGCAGGATATTAACTTTGTAGGTGGTAATTTAGATACGGCATCTTTGCTTACATTTTGTGGTGCTGGTAATGGATTTATAACAACTTGGTACGACCAAAGCGGTAATGCTAATAATTCAACACAGGCAACAGCAGCTAACCAATGTCAAATTGTTTCAAGTGGTAGTTTAATTTTGGATGCTGATACAAGTAAAATAACAACAACTTGGGCTTCTGATAGATATGCGTTAACAAGTGGAATAAGTACAAACACAAAATACTTATCTGTTTCAATGTGGAGAAGGGGTGCTACAACAACAGACAATTTGATTCATTTAGGTAATTCAACAGGGAATGCCCCTTGTGTTTTATGGTGGAGAAATTCAGCAGCTTCATATCAAGTTGTTAGTTATATGTCAACTTTATTAAGTTATGATAATATATCTACGACAGGAAGATGTATTATGACTTCATTAAGAGATTCTGCAGATTTAAAAGTTGCTTATCGTAATGGGGTTCAATTAACAAATACAGCAACACAAGCACCTGTTGCTGTAACACTTACTACATTTGGTCAAGTTTCAACAAATCAATACACTTCAGGTCAATACCAAGAATACATATACTGGGATTCAGAACAAAGTGCAAATAGAACAGGAATAGAAGATAACATAAATACTTATTGGGATGCTTATTGATGGCTACAAATACACGAATGAACAAGAGGCAATAAACGCACGTAAACAATGTGCTGATTATTATGGCTTACCTGTTAAACCTGATGATGTCACTCAATATTGGGTTGACTATGAAACAGCAGAACTTGATACACCTATATTTTGGTATATTGTCTTTGATGAGTCAATTAGAGTAATATTAGGAGAACCAACACAATTTGAAGTAACAACAGAAGAATGAGTACACAGATAAACATATTAAATGCTAACTCTTTCACTATTATAGGAGGTTTATTTGCTCAGACAGCAAATAGTACTTCTATTACCAATACTACTACTGAAACAACATTAATAGATGGTGGAGTAGGTGGTTTATCTGTACCTGCTAATTTCTTTAAAGTAGGAGATAGTTTTAAAGCAGAGATGAGTGGTATCATGAATGCTGTAAACAATGAGGATATAACTATAAGGATAAAATCTGGTTCAGTTGTTTTACTAGATAGCGGACTACAAGACTTAGGTAGTAGTGTAATAAATGATGTATGGACATTAAGTATTTATTTTACTATTAGGCAAATAGGAACAGCAGGTGTTGCAGAAATATCAGCATCAGGAAGATTTACTTATTTAAAAACAAGTAATGCTAGTTTACAAGGATTTGGATTTACTACGGTAAACAACACTACTTTTGACACTACTATAAGCAACACATTAGATATAACAGCAGAATGGGCTACAGCAGATTTAGGAAATAGCATTTATAGTGAAACATTTATTTTAACAAAAATATATTAAGATGAGTACAGGAATAAATATAGCACCTTCATCAGATATTACAGTAGGAACAACAGCTGTAACATCAGGAACAGATGGTAGAGTATTCTTTCAAGCAGGTGGAGTAGTTCAGCAAGATTCTGCATTCTTTTGGGATAACACTAATAAGAGATTAGGAGTAGGTGCAACGCCAGCTTCAAATGTTAGACTTGATGTAAGAGCTCAAGGAGCTTTGTCAACAGATGTGGCTTTTAGAGTTAGAAACAGTGCTGATACAGCTGATTTAGTATCATTTAGAGGAGATGGTTCTGAATGGATACAATCAGTACCATTTAGACATGCAGCTTATTTAACAGGTACAAATAATACAAATCAAGGAATATTTTTGGGTTATAATGTAGCTTCATTATCAACAACAAGTTCAAACTGTGTTGTTATTGGTAGAGGAAGTGGTGCTATTCTACAAGGAAATGGAAATACAATAATTGGTGATGGTTTTACTCAAGGAACATTTACTAATTCTATTGGGTTAGGTAGAGGGGTTTTTGTAAGTAATTCAAATCATTTTTTCTGTGGAAGTGATGCTTTTCCTGTAAACACTTGGTGGGTATCCACAGGTGGAGAGGCAAGTTCTGGGGCAAATTTAAGAGGTTTAGATTTTAGAGTTTCAGGAATGGCAGGAGGACCAGGAAATATTAGTGCCGCTGCACATCCTGTTAGATTCTTTTCTCCCAATGGGACTGGTAGTGGTGCTGGCAGTAACATTCAATTTCACGTTGCACCAAGTAATACAGGTGGAGCGTCTTTTAATAGAAACATATTTAGTGAAATGTTTACTATTAGAGGGGAAGCAGATGGATTAAATCATTATCAGTTATCTACTCCAAGAGTTCCTTCTGTAAGTATAACGGATGGATATATTCAGTATTCTAATGACATCACAGCAGGTAATGCAGCACCACATTTCAGAACAGAGAATGGTTCTATTGTTAAGTTGTATCAAGAAACAACAGGAGTTGCAGCAGCTACATTTGTAACTAATACATCAGGGATATTAAATGATACAGCCACATTTGATGGTTATACAATTGGACAAGTAGTTAAAGCGTTAAGAAATTTAGGTATTCTCCAATAAAAAAAATAGTATATTAGCGTAAAATTTTAAAACATAAAAAAATGGCAATATTAATTAAAGCAACAGAAGAAAAAAAGATTACAATCTCAGGGACAGGTATTGAGTTACTAGAGGTTTATGGTAGAATCCGTTTTGTAGGTGATTTTACAGGAACTACAATTCAAGGTGAGGTAGCAACATTTGCTAATGCAGAAACATTTGCAGAAGGTAAAATGCTTTATACTGATGTTCCTATTGGAAGTTATCAAGCTAATCTTGAAGAAGGTGAAGTACAATCTTTAGAGACAGCTCATAAATATGCTAAGATAGCTTATGAGCAACAAGGGTATGAAGTTATTATAGATCTTACACTATAATTAAAATGAAACAGTTACTACAAGAAATAGGCTTTAATATTGGAATCAGTGTAGCTGGTTTCTTTGGATCATTAATCCTAATAGGTAAAAAGCAAAAGAATAATTTAAAAACTACTTTTTTTGCTATTGTTACGGGAGTTGCAAGTGCCAATTATATTACTCCAATAATTATGGATATTATTCGTGTAGATACTAAATATGAAATGTCAATAGCATTTATACTAGGATTTTTGGGAGTGAAGGGTGTTGAATTTGTTAGTCAATATTTAATAGACCAAGCTGAAAATGAAAATAATACAAGTAATCAATAGTGTTGCAGATTTAGTTATTGCAATTAGTTTAATATTTTTTCTTTACTTTGTAAATAGAGATAAAGGTAAAATGAAAAAAGTTAATTTATTTGAAGCTATTTCAGTAAGAATTGCATTATCTCTTGGAGCTGCAGGAAGTTTATATGATGCTTTAACAGTAGGTACTGAAGCCTCTTTTTTAGTTCATGTATCTTTTGCTATGGTATTTATTTGGGGAGCGCATTTTCATTATAAATACTTCATAAAAGGAAAATAAAATGGAAAAGAATATTAAGGAAAGATGGAATGATAAAACACCTAAGTTTTGGAAAAGAGTACAAAGGTGGGCATTAATTACAGGTGCAGTTGCTGGAGCAGTTTTAGCAGCACCAGTAACACTTCCAGCAGCAGTAATAACTGCAGCAACTTATGTAGCAACAGTAGCAACTACAGCAGCTACATTATCACAATTAACAGTAGAAGATAATAAAATAAAGAAAGATGACAAAGAAAGCAAAGAAAATTGAAGACTTAGAAGTTAATGTTAAAACTAAGAAAGTTAAAGCTAAAGTAAAAAAAGAAGGTAAGAAACTTGATGTAGTAGTTGATACTCCTAAGGTAGATGTTGAGATTCACAAAGATGAAGTAAAACAAGAATTTAAACTTGATAGTGAAAAGCTTGATGTGAATGTTATTAAAACTGAAGAAGGTACAACTGTTACAGTTGATGCTCAAAATTCTTTTTTACGAAGAATAGGTAATTGGTTAGGAAAAATTTATACCAAAAAATTTAATAATAGAATTCATTAAAATAATATGTTAACAACAGCACAAACTATAAAAAAGTACGGTACTCCTAATGAAACAGGTGCGGGGTATTTAGTTACAATAACACTTCCATATCCAATGAGATTGGCATGGGATACAGACGAGATTGTTACTAAGATGAGATGTCACAAATTAGTAGCAGATAAATTTGAAGCTGTATTTAAAGAATTGCTTACTACTTATGGTTTGCCTAGAATTAAAGAGCTAGGGATTGATCTATTTGGTGGTTGTTTTAATTACCGTAAGATGAGAGGTGGTTCTGCATGGAGTAAACATTCTTGGGGAATTGCTATTGATTTAGATCCTGCTAGAAATACTTTAAAAGAAACAAGCAAGACTGCTAGATTTGCAAGACCTGAATATAAAGCTATGATAGATGTGTTTTATAAACATGGATTTATAAGCTTAGGTAGAGAAAAGAATTATGACTGGATGCATTTTGAAATAGGATCATGAAATTTAGAAGTAACTGGGGAACAACCCGTAAACAATGGGACAAAGTAATGATAAGATTTAGATTATCTAGTGTAGATATTTTTACTCTTGAACTAGATTTATCTAGAGAATTTTATCTTATTACTATTTTAAACTTTACTTTAAAGAATAGATAATGGCAAAAATTAAAGAACCCGCATTAAACAGTAAATTAGCTGTAAAAGTCTCTCGCCCAGGCGTGCACGCGAAGACTAAAAGTAGTAAAATAAAAACCTCTAAGAACTATAAAAAAGTTTATAGAGGACAAGGAAGATAATAATTAAACACTTATATTTGTTATTATGTTGACTCTAGACGATCTTCATGCTCAAATTGACGAAGCTTTAGCAATAAATTCTATTGAGTCTTCATTTTCATATGAATTCTTTACAGATTTAATTAATGGCCAACGTGCATTATGGATGCGCAATGAGTACAACAAAAATCGCAGTATAGACCCATATGTATTACAAACATTATCTTGCTTAGAATTAGAATTAGTAAATCCAATAGATTGTTGCATTGAAGTGCCCAACCAATGTAAAGTACTTCGCACTAAAAAAGTTATTCCTAATACTATTGAATTATATTTTACAAAAGGAATAGCAGCTATAGGTCCAGCAGATATTACTAAGCCTAGATTTGTTTTAATAGATTATTCTAGAGTGCCATATGTAGGCCACGGAAGAACTACACAAAGAGCTATTTACGCTTTTATTTATAATCAATATATTTATGTAATAAGCAAAGACCCTAGTGTAAGCTTATTAAAATATATTACTTTAAGAGGAATTTTTGAAGATCCAACAGAATTAGGAGAATACGTAAGTTGTGTAAACGGCTTGCCATGTTATAAATCTTCAGAACCATATCCTTTAAATTTATGGATGTGGGAATATATTAAACCTCAAATTTTACAACAACTAATGCAGAAAAGCATTAATAGACTTGATGACAATAATAATGCTCAAGATGATAAAACACAGGCTATGATGGTCGCGCCACAAGGACAGCAAAATGAATAGAGGAAAAGGAAAAACAACAGGAGAATTAAGAAAAAAAGATTTTTATAATTATTATGTAAAGAATTCAAAAGAACCAATTATATCACAAAATATATATAATAAGTTTTTAAAAGAATTATTAGATAATTATAGCAAAGAAATAGTAGAAAAAGGATTAGAGCTTAGACTAAACAAATTAGGAAAAATTAGAATAAGAACTAAAGAACTACATTACTTTAATAAACATGGCAAACGTGCTAAAAGTATTAGAGTAAACTGGAAGGCTACTATAGATTACTGGAATACAAAATATCCAGGATTGACAAAAGAAGAATTAAAAAAGATTACTGATAAACCTTTAATCTATCATGACAACGAGCACAGTAATGGTGAGTTTTATGAGCATTATTGGGATAACAGTACGGCTAATGTAAAATATAAAAGTTTTTATAACTTTAGTGCTTCTAGACAATATTCTAGATTAATTGCTAAAGTTGTTAAAGACCCAAACAGAAAAACTTTTTATTATGGATGAAATGGTAGAAAAATTAAGTAACGGAAAGTCAGTAGAGTCTACTGTTAAAATTACTCGTAAAGAATTTGAAGATGGTTCTTCAGAAGAAACTCGTGTAGAGCAAGTTGAAGGAGGATACATCATAACTAAAGAATGTCGATGCAAAAATGATAAAGGAGAGTGGGAGTGGAAAACAGAAAAATCTGTTAGTACTACAGATCCTACTATGGACAAATCTTCAGAAGGTATTGCTGATCGTTTAGAAGCATTGCTTAAAAACTTAGACTAATGTTTGCAGGAAAAACCGTTTCATATAAAGCTGTTGTAGATAAAGTCATTCGAGACTTTGGATTTAATTATGATATTAAAGACGAAGAAGGACTTGAATGGCTAGCAGAATTTATGGCTCATACTAATGTAGGAGTAGTAATGACTAACAATATTGCATATATTCAAATATGTGACGGTAGAGGAGATTTGCCTTTTGATTTACATAAAATAGAACAAACAGCTCATCTTGAAGGAGTACAAACTTTAGAAGAAGCAGAATGCGGTCATGGTAGACCTTTTCCAATGAGATGGGCAACTGATCATTTTCATAAAAGATATCATATAGACGATAGAGATTATACTTCAGAATCTAGAGAAACTTATACTGTAGAAAACAATTATATTTTTCCAAGTTTTAATACAGGCGTAGTAATGATGAGTTATATAGCTATTCCTACTGATGATTGTGGGTATCCTGTAATTCCAGCAGAACAACAGTGGATGGAAGCAGGAGCACATTATATAGCACATAAAATAGCAAGAAAGTTATTATACCAAAATCAAATGCGTCCTGACTTATTTCAATTAATAGAAAGAGATAGAGATTGGTATTTTGCTCAAGCGGTTAATCATGCTAAACAATGGAATGGTGTAGATGAAGCAGAATCAGTTAAAAATTCAGTTGTACGTACTATTCCTGATATACAAGCACATGCTAGTTTCTTTGCAAATATGCAGTTACCTGAACAACGTAAGTTTAGGCCTAAAGCAGGAGTATCTTTAGTATCATCAGTAAATGTATTAGCAGCTTCTGTACAAGGACCTAATCCAGCTACATCTTAATTATGCAAGCAAGAGTAAATACTTACACAGGAATGAATAAAGATGTGGCATATGATACATTGCCAGAAAATCTTTATATAGACGCTTTAGATATTAGAATTTCTACAGTCAATGGAGAATCTACGGGAGCTTTTACTAATATAAAAGGTAACGTAGAGTCTTTTACAATTCCTAATAGTGGTGTATTTACAAACCCAAAAAATCCATCAGGGCCCCCAGTTCCGTGGACAGCAGATACTCCAGAAATCATCGGCTATACTACTATTAGAAATCGAATTATAATATTTGTAGCAGACAATTCAGGAGCTAAAGGATGGATTTATGATGTTCAATATGATCCTGCAACTAGAATAATTCTTCCAGGATTCCCTATATTAAAATATTATTCTAGTGCATTTAATTTTAAAAAAGATTGGCCAATAGAAGCTTTAGGTCGTTATGAATCTGATTGTATTCAAAGAGTTTATTGGACAGATTATAATAACTTTTTTCGAGCAATAAATTTAGAAGATGCTAATTTAGACTCTACACCTGTAGGATTAATAGATAATTATCCTAATGTAGAATTTAGACAACCTTTGTTAAAAGTTGTAGCAGGAGGTGGGTCATTAAAAGCAGGAGAATATCAAGCAGCTTATAGACTAATTACTTTTGATGGAAAAGAAACTTTAGTATCTCCTCCTAGTAATTTAGTTCATGTAGTAAGTTCTAGTGAAAGTTTAACACAATCTGCTCAATATGTAGGAGAGCCTACGGCAATTAATACAGGCAAATCATTAACTTTTGAAGTAGATACTACTGGTTATGATATTTTTGATAAAATAGAATTTTTAGTACTATATTTTGAAACAGGAACTGCAGTACCATTAGCACAGTCAGTAGAAACTCAAAACATAGGAAGTAACACAAGTATTTCATTTACTTATACGGGAAATGAAGGTTCACTAACTACTGTAGAACTTTTTGATTTTACAGTAAAAAATATTGCTTTTAAGACTCCTAAAACTATTACTCACAAAGATAGTACTCTAGTTGCAGCTAATATTAAAGGATCTCAAGTAAGACTTGCAGATTTATTAGAGCCAGGAGAAAGTTTTGATGCTAGTACTTTAAGATATTTAAATGACGGTACCAGCGCACCTGCTTCAGGATCTTTTAATACTGAATATAATTTAGATGCTCATTGGGATGAAGATTGGCATAACAATATGCAGTATAAATATCAAACTGATGGAGTTACTTTAGGTGGAGTAGGTTTAAATATAAGTTATAAATTTCATTTAGAACCTATGAGTCTAGATGGAGATACTCAAGCTGGATTTAATAATATATCTCCTGTTTTACAAACTTATGATAATCATGATCTAAACGACGGATACGGAGTTTATACTAATAATTCTTTTCCTAGTAATACTTCTCCTTTTATATCAGGATTGTTGCGAGGCTATAAAAGAGGCGAAACTTATAGATTTGGAATAATATTTTATACTTTAAAAGGTGAAGCAACTTTTGTAGAATATATTGGAGATATTAAGTTTCCAGATATTTCTGAACCTGACGGAGCTAATAATATTTCAGGAACTCCTTATTTTATATTATCTCAACAAGATCCTAGTAATCCTAATATAACTATTGGATATAACCTAGGTATAGAATTTACAATAGATTTAAGCACTTGTCCTAACTTACAAAATAAAATAACAGGTTATCAAATAGTAAGAGTACAAAGAACAGATGTAGATAAGCGCAGATTGTGTCAAGGATTTTTAAAATCTTATTATTATCAAGATATAGATGCTCCTACAGGAAATGATTTTGATTTTAGAGCAGGTACTAGCGAAAATGTTTTACATTTAATTCCTCCTTTTGTAGCTAATGCTGCTACTAGTACAGGAAATAATATTGATACTTTATTTTGGATGTGTGATGAACAAGATACTCCTAATAATTTAAGAGAATTTGGTACTAGCGCTACTTGGCCAGGAGCAGCACCTTTTACTAGAATTAGATCTCAACATTTAGCATTTTACAGCCCTGAAATATCATACAAACTAAATAATATAATAGACACAGGAATAAATTTAGGAAACTCACCTTGTTTATTAATGACAGGCGTACATACTAGAGTTACTGATAACCAAGATTTTATAATAGACACTTCTGATCATATTCCTAATGCTGCATTAGATTTAGGAAATTATTTAAAAGATTATAGGTATAAACATAGAACAGTAGAACCTGTTAGTTTTAATAGTGTAGAAAATATTAAAAAAATTAAAAAATCTATATATTTTAATATGCCTGATGATTCTACTATAGAATCAAAAGTAGGTGTAGTAGGAGTAGTACCGCCTGCAACAGATCCAAATTATTTAAGAAATTATTTTGTATTTACGCAAACAGGAACTTTAGGAAATCCAGGTAATTCAGGAATAGATGACCAAAGTCCTTTAATTTCCAGAGGAGGATCTAATCTTTCTATGTTAATAGAAAAAATAGATGTAGATCCTTTAGATAATACTAGTTTAACTACTTATTCTCCAGCTGATTATTTTATAATAAATGGCAATACTACTTACCCTAATAGCATAAGTCCTTTGACAGTAAATACTGATGAAGCTGTTCCTATTATTGATTTATTAATTCCTAAATCAGAAATTTATGGAGGATTTAATCAAGATGCTTTAGAATCTAATGTATTTATAATAGCTTCTCCAATAATATCTACAAATGATTTAAATCCTATTGTATTTGGAGGAGATATATTTATTACTATGCCTACTATACAAGTAAGCATGACAGAATTTGGAGCTTTTTATGGAACAGGTGGTGGTATTGCTCCTGGAAAATATAACTACATGCAGTCGGGCACTGATTTAAGAGTATTAGAAACTACTGTGAATACCGAGTTAGATTACGGGTCTACAATAAAAAGAGAAGTAAAATACACTGTTATTAATGGATCTACTACAGAAGAGCAAAGTTATTTTAGACAAGAAAACAATAATACTTTTACTTTTAGTGGTTTAGTTCCAGATATGTATGGATATAATCTAGTAAACTCTAGAGAAAATATACAAGTAAGTTTTGCAGTAGAGCCAATAAATCAAAATAATGTTTGTATAGTTAACGACGTTAGAACTTATCTATCAGATGTTAAAACTAATAATGAGACAATAGATTCTTGGACAAAGTTTGCACTTAATAATTTTTACGATATAGATGATTTTGGTCCTATTAATAAAATTATTAACTATAAAGATAATGTATTCTTTTTTCAAGATAGAGCAGTTGGAGTATACGCTATTAATAGAGCCGCTGTTACTACAAGTTTAGATGGAGTACCTACACAATTAGGACAAGGTCAAGGATTTGGTAAGCACCAATATTACTCTAAAGAAAATGGAAGCATACACCAATGGGCAGTAAAATCTACTGATTCAGGTATTTACTTTTTTGACGGTCTTCACAGAAAAATATTTCTTATAGGAACAACTACAAAAGGAGAAGCGCAAAATGCACCTTTATCAGAAATAAAGGGAATGCATTCATTTTTACAAGTTATTGGAGATGCATGTTTTTATAGAAAAGAAAAAACAGGAGATAATCCAATACTAAACAAAGGCGTACATATAGGAAAAGATGTAATAAACGATGAAGTTATCTTTACTTTTCTTGGCTCAGGAATAGTATTAATTCCTAATACTAATACTACTTATTACCCTGGGGACATTGTAGTAATAAATGCAGAAATTAATTATTATGTAGTAGTACAAGAAGAAATTACTACAGGAGGATCCAAACCAGCAGTTATTGATGAAATTCTTGCAGTTAGTGAGACTTTAGAAAACTTAAATAAAATACAAGACACATCCATAGTATTTGACGAGATTACTACTAGCTTTTCTTGTAGATTATCACAAACTCCTAAAATTTGGATAGACAATGCAGATACTTTACTAAGTCCAAATTTATCAGAAGCTAACAGTTCTGTATATATTCATAACATAGGTAATTATGGAGAATTTTACGGAAATATTACAGAATGTTCTTTAAGTTTAGTAATTAATGAACAAGCAGATATTAATAAAATTTTAAGAACTATAGAATTTAATAGTATAGTTAGAGATGATAATAAACTAATAGATAGAACAAAGACTATTACTGCATTTAGAATTCAAAATGAATATCAAGATACAGGAAAAATACTTTATAGTTCAGGTAGAATAAAAAGAAGATTTGATAAGTGGAGAGTAAAAATTCCAAGAGATATAAATAATAATAGAGCAAGATTGCGTAGTTCTTATTTTATTGTAACTTTATATTTTGACAATACTGAGAATAAAGAATTAATTATGAATAGATTAATTTCTTATTTTGATTATCAAATTTTTTAAATATGAGACCTCTTAGAAAATATCCTAATGGTGGAGATATAAAAGATAGTGGCGAACTACCTCAAATAAATCTTACAGCTTCTAGAGCTAATTGGGAAAAACAAAAAGAATTAAGAAAACAACTAGCTCAGACACAACAAGATTATAATAATCTTATAAGCGACTACGGTCTAAAAGCTGACGATCAAGCACAATTTGGGTTTCAAGACTATCAAGGAGGAATGAGTTCTACAGAAGAACTACAAGCTAAAATCAATAAACTAAATGAATCTTATAAAAATGTTACTGATCAATTTGCATCAGCAAATAGAGCTTTAGCAGATTTAAGAACAGCATATCCAGATGAGTGGAATAATAAAACAGTTTCTGATGTAATAACGCCAGCAGGTTTAGCTGCCATGCGAAAATTAAAAATAGAAAACAACGCATATGATAATAGTCTTAGAGATTATTATGCTAATTATGGATCTTTAGTAGACCCTAATACTCAATACGGTTACGGCCCTGGCGCTACTTATTCTGCTAAAGAAACAAGAGAAAATTGGATGGAAGATGTCCCTGATTTTGTTTCAAAAGTAAATAAACTTGCAATGGCAGCTCCTTTACTTGGAGGGGGAGCAGCTGTACTTCCAGAAGTAATGACACTTGCAGCTAATACTATTCCGCCATATCTTACAGCACCACTTACAATAGGTAGTAAAGCTTTTCCTCTCATAAATCCTATTAATACAATAGGATTAGGATTTGGAGCCCACAGTGCAGCTAATTTAGCAGATCCTAATTCAGCAAGCAGACAAAGCATAAGTAGAGCTTATCAAAACCCTACTACTAAAAATATACTTGATGCTACAGGTAACGTAACTATGGATGCTCTTGGAGTTCTTACATCTCCTGGAATGGGAAATATGTTACTTAAAGCAGGACAAGGAATAGCAAACACTCCAAGAGCTATTGGTAATTTATACGAAGATGTAGCTACAGGAAATTCTCTTTTAACAGATTTTGGTGTACCAGTTTGGAAATTAGAAAAACCTATAATATCTCCAAAATCTTCTGATTATATAGTAAAAAATTATACAGACGATCAAATTAAATTGTTAGATAAATACGGTAAAGGTATGAAAGACCTTACACCTAAAGAATGGCAACAATTAGAAGAATTAAGAAAATCAGGTGTTACAGATTTTAGTCAAGGTAATTTTCCTATTAGTAGAGTAATTGGTTATTATGCTCCTAATAGTGCCGAAAATACAGCTATTCAAAATTTAAAAAGAGGAGAAATATTCAATACACCTACTGATAAAAGCATTAGAACATGGAGTGCAGGTATTCCTAAAATAGGTTCACATTTTAAAGGAAAAACAAGATTAGTTATTCCAAGAAGATATACTAAAAATTTAGGAAGTGAATTTGCAGGTATGCCTTATTATGATAAAAGATCTCAATTTATTTGGGATCCTGAATTCGGCTTAAATAAAAATGCAGTAACAGAAAAAGAATTAATAGGAAATGTTCCTAATGGATTTAAAGTAATAGGTAAAGTTAAACAAAATGGACTAGATAATATAATTATTAAACCTATAAATGCTGAAAATACAGGACTTAATAATTTAAGTAATTATCTTACAACACAAACTCCTTTACAAAATCTTTATAAAATAAATCCTTTTGCTTTAAAAGAAAATCCTGAAATGTTTCTTTACAGAACTCAACCTAAAGATTTTGTTGCTGGTTATACAGAAGAGCAACAGTTAAAAGATTTAATAACAGATAAAATATTAAAAGGAGAAAAAGTACCATTTTATTTACAAGGAAAACTAAATAAAATAAAGTATCAACCTGAACCGTTTAGAAAAGCACTTGATGAATATCATGGTCAATGGTTTGATAAAAATCCTGAAAGAATGGATTTTTATATGAAAGATAGATTGGACGGAGATGAAGGTAACATTTTAAGATTAAAAGTACCTAAAGAAGAAGGTTTATCATATAACCTTAAAAATTTTCCAGAAGCTCAAAAAGCTAGTTTAAATTATGATACAGAATTTATTGTACCAAGAAATAAGATTAATGAGTCTGAAATATTTGGTACAAAAGATTGGCAACAGCTTGTACAAGAAGATAAAGCATTTAATACTCCTCACTGGTTAAAAGGATATAAACAAATTTCTACAAATTCAAAAATTAATCCAATAAACTCTAATGAACGAGCTTCTTATCTTATAAATAATCATAGTACAGTTTCCAATCCTAATATACAAATAGCAACTATAGGTAATAAAAAAATTCCTTTAAATAATAATACAGGAAAAACTTTACAAGAAGAGTATGTAGAAAACTTAAAAGCTTATTATGATAGTCCTGAATTTAAAAGAATAATGAAAGAACATTATCCTGATGTAGATATAGAAACTTATAAAGCAACTACTTTAGAGAATTTACAAAAAGAACTAACTGTAGGAGAAATAGGTGAAAAAAATGCAGCGGGTGTTTATTTTAGTAAAAATAGTAGTGGTGTAAATTACCCTGCTGGATATACTCCTAGTTTTGCAGAAAGAGTAGTTAATGCTAACACTAATCCGCAAATGTATTCAGGTAGAGGAGGGACATCAATTGTTTCAGACACAGGAGCTACTTGGCACGAATTAGGCCATCAAAGAACTAATGATAATGAATTATTGCCTGATTTTTTAACTAAAAAATACTTACAACAAAATTCTACTCAATATGATAATCCATTTTATGAAGCGGATAATATGGATTATTTTGCAGATCCTTCAGAATTTGAAGTTAGATTAAAACAATTAAAAGAAGATTTAAAAACAGAAGGAATTGCTGATTATTTTCAAAGACCTATTAGTGCTGAAGATATAAAAAAATCAAGTGCATTTAGATTAAAAGACACACAGAAAAACATGATAAGGGAAATGAGAGATGTTAGAAAAAGAATGGAAAAACTAGGAGCATCTTCAGAAGATTTAAAATTATTATCTAAAACATTTAATAAAGATGTAGATAAAGTAGAGCAAATTATAAGACCTTATTCTACAGAAACACAACAATTAATAGAAAATTGGAGTCCATCATTTTTAGCAAAAATGGCAGGTAGAATTCCTTTAACAATTCCAGGAGTAATTGGAGGAGGATTTTTAGCGAACCAACAATTAAATAAAACTTATAAATCAGGCGGAAGTTTAGCACCTAATATTCCTACTTACTATAATTTTAAAGGCACTCCTATTTATAGAGATACTACAGCATTACCTTTTGCTTCAGGAGGAATGTTAGACGGTCCACCAGATAATCCAGTATTACCTAGTTTAAAAAATCTAAATACAAATGAAGTAAGTGCTTTATTGTATAATACTGTTGCTAATATTATAGAAAGAAAAAAAGCTGAAGGTAAAATAAAACCAGGAGAAAACTTAGATCTTAGAGGAGTAGTAGCACAAATATTATTAGAATCAGGAAATGCTAAATCAGGATTAACTGCTAAATATAATAACTTTGGTGGTTTACGAGCTACTCAAGGATTTATAGATAGAGGAGGAAAAACTGTATCTATGGTTAACAAAGCTACAGGTAAAAAGTTTTTATGGCGAGCATACGATACACCTGAGCAAGGACTTGAAGCACAAATAGATTTTTTACTAGATAATCCTAGATATAGAAAAGCTGGAGTATTTAACGCTAAAAATACTCAAGAATATTTAGCAGCTGTTTCTAAAGCAGGTTACGCAGGAGGAGAACCTACTTATGCTAGAAAAGTAAATCAAATGGCTAAGTCTTTAGATAAAAGATTAAAAAAAGTAACTCCTGAAAAATTACAAGAACTAAACCAAACTTATAATGTTTCTCCTACATTACAACCTATAGGAGTAAATACTACAGCTCCAATAAATCAAGCAGCAGTAACACCTCAAGTTCAAGCACCTGTAATAGATCCTGCAATATTAGCTATGAGAGAAAATTTAGCAATACCTGCTAAATCTAGCATAGATTTATTAAAAGAACCTATATCTCAATTAGAAGAAATGCCTTCTATGGGTCCTGAATTAAATCCTCCATCATTTGTACCTGATGAAGAGTATTATATGTCAGGTTTACCTACTCCTAAATTTAAATCTAGAGTAGTTCCATTTATGGGAAAAGGCGCTAGTAATTACCAAACATCTGGAGGTCTTAGATTACCTTATATAAGTGGATGGAATCAAAATCAATTTATTAATCCTATTGCAGCAAGAGTACAGCAACAAACAGATTACGATCCAGATTACTATTACGGCACTGATGAGGAACCTGGAGAATATGAAAAAGCTTCACTAGAAAATAGACCTATAAATTTTGAAGGAGGATTTGCTTCTAAAAAAATGCAAAGAGATGCTGAAAGATATTTACAAGAATACGATCAGTATAATCAACTTTTACAAGATTCTGAAAATTACGGTAATCTAATGTTAGGAAGACAGTTTAAGTATGGCAGTAATTTATATGAGCGCCAAGGATTAATTCCTAGTATGTATGCATCTAGCTTAGGTAGATATTATGGCAATGGAGGAAAATTTATTACCGCAGGAGGAGAATATCATAGAGTATATAAAAATGCAGAAGGTGATATAATAGTTAATCATCCTAAAGAAGATAAAGGACAATGGGATACAATAAATCTTACTGATAAAGCAAATTCTAAAACTGTATCACAAGGCGTTGCTGCTACTAAAAAATGGCATAGAGAAAATCCAAATACATACTCAAATGGAGGCAAAATAGATTATTCTATGTATGATGTATTTCAACATGGAACTTATGCAAATGGAGGTATGATTAAACGTGCAGACGGAAGTTATTCTAAAAGAGGTCTTTGGGATAATATTCGAGCTAATGCAGGCTCAGGGAAAAAACCTACTAAAGAAATGCTAGCACAAGAGAGAAAAATAAATAATCAAAAAGCTAACGGAGGTTATTTATCTAGTTTTAAAGCGTCTAATATTCAAACATATTAATATGACTATTGCAGAAAAATATAATAATATAGTTGCTAATTTGGAAAATACTGTAAATCCGCCAGTTACTAGTTTTAATTTTAAAAAAGCAAATACTAATGATATTGCTAAATTAATATATGACGAAGTAAATAATAATATTCAGGCTGCTAAAAAAGCAGGAAGAATAGCTGCTAACGAAGATCTAAATGCTTTAGGTATTACTGCTCAAATACTATTTGAAACAGGTTACGGAAAATCAGAATTAAGTTCTAAGTATAATAATTTTGGAGGACTACGTGCAGATAAAAATTGGAAAGGGCAAGTAGTAGATATGGTAAATAAACAAACTAAACAAAGCTACAAATGGAGGGCGTATCCTACTGTTTCTGACGGAATAAAAGCTCAAGTAGATTTTTATATTGATAATGGAAGATATAAAAAGAATGGGGTCTTTAATGCTAAAACTCCACAAGATCACATTAATGCTGTAGCTAAAGCAGGATATGCTGGGGGAGAATCTGATTATGTAAAAAAAGTAAATACAGTATTAGAGACTCTTCCAAATAAACTTAGCAACTATGATCCTAATATTCTAAAACAATGGGAAGAATATAAATCACAAGCAGCTTCAAATCCTCCTATAGAATATAAACAACAAGCACCAGTATATAATATACAAGCTCCGTCTCTTCCAAAAGTAAGACCATATTTTGATAAAGGTTTAGGGCTTACTACTGAAATAGATAAAAATCATGAGATTATACAAGCTATGGAAAATGCTGGTAGATCTGAGTATTTAGAAAAACAAGTAGATAAAATAGAAAAACCTTTATTTGAAACTTTATTAAAGCCTATTAAATTTGCTCAAGGAGGAAATATGCAAAATAATTACTATTCTAAATATGATAGTAATTTAAAAAATATATTTAGAGATTACAGAAAAAAATGATAATTTTATAAAAATTTGCTGTCATGAACAAAGGAATTAATAACCCAGGATTTAGAGCACTACCTCAAAGTGTTCAACAAAATATTCTTTCTAATATGAAATATGGAGGAAGAATGTATAATACTGGCGGAATGTTGACTGAATATAACGAAGGTGGAACTCACGAAGAAAATCCTTTAGGAGGAATTCCTGTAGGACAAGGTCCTAATGGTCAGCCTAATTTAGTAGAAGAAGGTGAAACTAGATTTGGTGATTACATCTTTTCTGATAGACTAGAAATTACAAAAGATATAGCACAAGAATTTAATTTGCCTAAAAATTATGTAGGTAAAACTTTTTCTGATGCTTCTAAATCTATGCAAAAAAGTAATTCACGAAGAGTAGATGATAAAATAGAACAAGCTAATATAGAAAGAAATCTTACTAAATTGCAAGAAGCTCAAGAAATGTTTAAGCAAGCTGAAGTATCTAAAAAGCTTGAGGAAATTAATGAGCTAGATCCTAATGCATTAGCAGCAATAGCAGGACAAGGACAAGGTCAACCTTCTATGGCTCCTACTCAACCATCTCCTGAAGAAATGATGATGATGGAACAAGCAGCAATGCAACAAGGACAAATGGCAGGACAGCCTATGATGGAAGGATCAATGAAAGGTATGGCTTATGGAGGTCCTTTAAGTAATATTGCATTTGGAGGTGGAGGTTCAATGAATTTTAAATCTCCTGCTGCATATAAAGCTTGGTTAGGATACGGACATGCTTCTGGTGCATTTGATAGAACTCCAGGAAATCAAAAAGTAAGTATTAAAGGAGAACCTCATAAAGTACAACATGCAATGGGGGGTAATATGTATCCTAATGGAGGATATGCAGGAGATCCACCACCATTCTTTGGTACTTATGGAGGATTCGATGATACTCCTATTCCTCCGTTATCTCCTATTAATGAATTTGAAGGTCCTGTAAATACTGCTGGGCCTACTAATTTAACTACCAATTTTATTCCTGTTGCACAAAGAGATAAAGCAGATTATTTAAATAATCAGTTAAATTTAAATAATCAAAATCAAGGTTTTTTACCATATCAGACTCAACGTCAAATAACAGCACTTTCACCTGAATATACAGATTATATAAGAGAAAAAGAAATTCAGGCAGATTTAAATAAAATGCAAAGTAACATGCGAGCTATGGGAGGAAATTGCTATGGATGTGGAGGTAGAATGTATGCTTCAGGGGGACAATTTGTTCCAGGAAGAGGTTTTGTATTAAGTGAAGATAATAGTGATAATTTATTAGGAGCTGGTATAGTTGGAGGATTAAAAGGTGCTACTGCTATGATTCCAGGTGTTGGAGGTTATGTATCACAAGGAATAGATGCTATTTATAAAGGAATAGATCCAACTCTTAGTGATGCAGAAAAAAGAGCAATGGGATATACTCAAGGAGTAACTTCATTATCAGGACTTGTAACAGGAAATGTACCAGGTGCAATTAGTAATAGTATTGCAGGTTTTAATCAAGGTATTCAAAATACTGAAGGTATATCTGACGAAACTAAAAATATATTAGGTGGCGTAGGTACTATAACTAATGCAATGACTCCTTTTTTAGGTCGACCAGGAATGCCTTTAGGAAAAAATACTCCTATTAATGTAATAGACGAAACAGATTATATAGATCTACCTGATACCTTTGCAATGGGAGGTACTATGGGAAAAGGTCTTAGTGCTTATTATGATGCAGACGGTATGGGAGGGTACCTAGGAACTAGAAATTTTTTTAGCAATGGGGGAGATATGAATCCCCCAAATAAATATTTAGTAAGAACTAACCAAAATGGAGATTTAATTGAAGAAACTTATAAAATAGGTGATGTTCAATTTAATAATGTAAGAAAAATTACAGAACCTACTTTATCAGAAATGGATGTATTACAAAAATACGAAGAAGTTACTGGTAAAAATTTAAATGCAACTAAACCTAGCGAACCTGCAGCACAACCTGAAAATGTTCCCACAGGTATATTGCCTTTTAAGCAAAAAATATCTGAATCAAAAGAAAATTATCCAGGAGAGGCATATGAGAAATTAATGAAAATACTAGGTCTTAATTTACCTAATACACCAACTATTAGTACTCAAAATAATACTACTACAGAAGATTTTTCTCCTACAGGTTATTTTACTAGATTTATAGATTTACCAGATGATTTAGATGCACCTGTAGCTACACCTACTCCTACAGTAAATACTAATAAACCAAACATGATTCCTGTAGAAGGTATAGATGGAAGCAATAGTATCCTAACAGCTTTTATGCCTGATTCAGTACCTGATTCAGAAATACCAGAATTAAATACTGGAGAAGATCTTACAGAAGAACAAAAGCAAACAGCTAGAGAAAACTATGCTAGAAAACAAGCATTAGATATGGCTAAAATTAATTTAAAGTATAAAGAAAGTTTACCTGCTTTTGCTTTAAGTATGGCTCCATCTATGTATAATCTTTATCAAGGATTATCTAGACCTGATCAAATGAATTTAAATGATATTTATTCAGGTGATATAAATCCTGAGCTAGTAAATTATGCTACTAGTAGAAATATAATGAGGGATACTGCAGCAGGTCTTAAAAAAGATATTAAAAGTAAAACTCAAGGTGGTGCTTATTTAGCAAATATCCAAAGTACTGCAAATAAATTATCTGAAGGACTTTCTAAAATAGATGAATTAGAGCAAAACACTAATGCTAAAATAAAATCAGAAACAGATAGTTTAAACAAAAAACGTAAAGACGAAGCATTAAAAGTAGTAACTCAATATAATAAAATGGCTAAAGCTGCTAAAGCTGCGCATTTAAATGAAGCATTATCAGGCCTTAAAAGTAAAATAGAAACTGATGCTAAAAATAAGTTTGATTTAGAAAAACTTAAAATATTTGCACCAGATGTTGCAGGAAATTTAGAGTACAATACTATTTTAGATCAACTTGGTTCCTATACAGCAGGATTATTTAATAAGAAGAAAAAAATCTAATCATGGCAGTTACACCTTTTCATGTTCCTTTTAAAACTGAATACAAACCTTTAGGTTTAGAAAATTTAATGCAGCCTCTTTCTGATATTCAGAGTAAATTCGATGCTACTAAACTTGCATTAGAAGATGCTACATATAATATATCAAGATTATCTCAAGACGATCCTAGGGGAAAAGAACTTGTAAAAGAATTAAAAGATAAAACAGATTATATTGCAGAAGAATTAGGAAGAACAGGAAATTATAGACAAGCTGCTATACAATTAAAAAAATTAAATAAATCATTTACTGAAGATTTAGAAACTAAAGCTATTGTAGGAAATTATGATGCTTATAAGAAAGCTTACGATGAGCAAGAAAAAAGAGTAAAAGAAGGAAAGATAGATCAAAAAGATTTAGAAACTTGGGATTATAAAATTAAAAATACTTTTGGTGGAACCAGATATGACCCTGGTACTCAAAAATATACTAGTATAAATACTAGGCCTCCTGAAGAAAATAGAGAAAAGGAGATGCAAGATTTATCTTTAAAATTAGCAGGAATGCTAGCATCGAATGATGAAGAATCTATACAAAATTTAGGAAGTACTAACGGATTTGATGCAAATCTTTTAAAGAGAACTGTTAAAGTTAGGGACTTAGATTCTACGCAAAAAGAAGTAGCAAATTTTTTAAAAGGACAATCTAGATTTAAAGATTATATTTTAGATAAAGCAGATAGAGAATATTTTTATAATAATCATAAAACAGAAACAGCTTACGCTAATGGTGCTGATATAGATCCTGATGCATTTAAAAATCAAATTTATCAAGGAACTGTTAGAAAAATACAAGATCAAATAAATTACGTAAAGAAAAATAATAATAATCCTGAAGCTTTAAAAAAATTAAATACTAATTTAACTGAATTACAAAAAGATTATCAGCAAGCTATTGCTGATGGTACTTACGATGATTTTGCTAAAAAACTATATAAAGAAGATGCATTAGGACAATTTGATAGACTTGCTTACACAGCAGCTGATATAGTTGATTATAGATCTACAGGAGTAGACTTAGAAATTAAAACAGATACAGAAGCACAAAATGCTGCTAGAAAAAAATCTACTGAAGCAATAGCAGATATAGGTACCATTTCTACTTCCGTAGGTGCAGGACAATCTTCTACTTTTCCTAAGACTAACATACCTGCTATGTTAGGGACAGCTGACCCATTAAATAGCGCAAAACAAAATTTACAATCTGCTTTTACTTTAGCAACTAGTCCTTTAATTAAAACATTTGATTTAGCTACTTTAAATGCAGACTTTGAAAAAACGCAGGGACAAATAATACAAAGCACTAATAATTTTTTAAATATAAAAAATCAATACAATAAATCTATTAGTGACAACCAAGCTAAAATTGCCGCATTAAATAATAGAATGGCATCAGCAGTAAGTCCTGAAGAACGTAAATCTTTAATGGCAGAAAAAAATAGTTTAGCTAATCAAATTATTACAGACAGATTAAGCTTGACTGCTACAGAGCAAATGACTGGTAATGTTATTACAGAGACTTTAATAAAAAATAATTTCTTTGAAAAAGGATTTATGAATACTGCTACAACAGGTTTAAATGATAGTGATAAAGAAAAAATAAAATCTATTCTTTTGAAAAATGGCTATGATCCTGTTACTTACAAACCTTCTGCAAATGCAAATCCATACGGAGTAATAGAAGAATTGAACATAATTGCAGGAGAGCAATATATGAAAACAGGATTAAATGCTGCAGGAAAACCGACGACGGCTACTACTACTGCACCGTTACCTAATTTAAGCAGTACTCAAATTGCTACTAGAATAAATTCTAATAAAGCAGCAGTAACAAAAGCTTTTGCAGAAAAATACCCTAATTTATTAAATGATTATACTGCGGCTACTTATGATATTAATCCTCAAAATATAATAAATAATTTAGAAGCTAATCCTCAGTTAAAAGCAGCTTTAAATACAGTAGTTCAACCTCCTGCAAAAACTATTACTACTTCTACACAAAGTAAATATAGAAATACTCAAGATGATTTTGCTACTATAATGTTAGGACAAATTTTTAAACAATACCAAACTAATTTAAAAATTGATAATCCAGAAGTATTAAATCCTCTAGAAGTTACTATGAACGAGTCTCTAGGGAAATTTACTAATAACAAAAGTACTGAACTTGTAAAAGAAGTATTGGCTAATACTACAGGTTCTACAGCAATGCGTAGAGCTAATATTACAAATGGATTAACTTTAGAAAATACATCAGGAGATACTGATTATAGTATTGGTGCTTATAATACAGATAGGCCGCATTTTGTAGGAAAAGATCCTAATGGTAATACTATTTTAAGATTTAATATTAAAGAAGAATTTGTAGGAAAACCTGCTACTGTAAAAGGAGCAGTTGCTAATTTTTTAAGTACAGGAACAGGAATAAATAAAGATGAAGTTGCAAAAGGATCTTCTTTTGTTACGGACTCTCAAGTAAATGCTTGGAAACAAAAAAATCCTGATAACCTTTATGTAGTAGTAGAAGGAACTAATATTGATTTTGTTGCAGATGCACAAAATAAATATAAAGAAATAGTAACTAATGGTATTAAATTAGGAACAGAAGATGGTCAAGAAGCTGCTAGAATTGCTACTGGAAACTTTGCTCCTATATGGTTAGTTTCAGATTCTAAGAGAAGAGAATTATATATGGCTGCTGCTTCAGAAATTAATGATGGTATAAAACAAAATGAGTTTAAAACATTTGTGCAGCCACCTGCAGTTTGGAACCAAATAGATGAAAAAAATTCAGAAGGATTTTCTATTAAATACACAGTAGCAGATGGTAAAGTAAATGCAGAAGTATATAAGTTAACAAAAAATGAACAAGGAGTTATTACTAATAATGAATATGTAACATCTAAAGATTTAGACCAAGTAAATAGTAATTTACCTACTGCATTACTAACTTTAGATTTAACTTACGGTACAGGTCGTATACAAGATATTCCTAAAGCAATGGCAGGATTTAGAGATATAGATTTTGTGCCAGGATTTTATTTAAATAGTAATGGTACAGTTACTAATAGTATTAATAGAATTATTCCTCCAGGTCAAACAATAAGATAATTATGGCAGAGTCAGAAAATCAAGAAGTAGGTTTTGGCAATCGCCCAAGTACTGTTGGAGAAGACAATGGTGGAAAAGACCCTATTAATGTAGATCTTATAAAAACATTACCTGTATATAAACCATATAATATATACAAAGAACCAGATGATCCTAAAGATAAAGATTTAGCAGCATTTACTTCTACTATTGCAGATAGTCCTTTTACTCCTAGTATTAAAAATACAGACTTTACTACAAGTGCTGCTGCATATGATCTTTATAATGAAGTAGATTTAGCTAAAGCTATTCCTGATGAAAATGAACGTAAAGCTTATATAGAAGAGCATGGTTCTAAGATGGTAAAATTATTAGATCCTGATAAATACGCCATTAGATTTGATAAAGATGTAGAAGGATATTTAAATTACTACGAAAAAAATTATAATGCTAAACAAAAACAATTCTTGGACGAACTAGATGAGAATCAAGGATTTTTTGAAGAACTTTATAAGACCAGTGATAAATTAGTAGGAAAAGTAGCAATGGGAGTTACAGGATTACTTCCATTAATATATGGCTTATTCAAAGGTGCATTAACTATGGATGCACAAAATATATTTAACAATGGTGCTATGGATCTTTGGTCAGATGCAGATGCATGGTTAGATAAAAAGTTTGTTGTATACGGAGGCAGTGATTACTATGAAGGAGATAAAGGATTTTTTGCTAGGCTAGCAACTAATCCAATGAAGTCTATTAATAATGATGTAGTACCAGCAGTAGGATTTGTAGCGTCGGCCGTTCTTAGTGAATTAGCTGTGGGAGCAGTTACTGCTACAACTTTAGGAGCAGCGGCTCCTGCATTTGCTGCTAATACTGCAAGAATTGCAGCACAAGGTACTAGTTTATTTAGTAAGTCAGTAAAAGTAATGAGGGGCTTAGATGCAGTATCTGATATGCAGAAAGCTCGTCAAATAGTAAACTTAACAGAAAAATATCGACAAGGTATTATGTTAGGTACAGGACTTGTAAGACAAGCAGGATACGAATCTAGTTTAATAGCTAGAGATACATATCAAAGAACTAAATCAGACGTATTAGCAAGACATATAGATAGTAATCCTGAATTAGCAAGTACTTATAAAAATTTAATAGAAAACGGTGTTTCTGAAAAAGATGCTTTAGCGCAAATAGAACAATCTATAGATCCGTCAGTATTATCTAGAGCTTCTTATGCTGCAGAACAAGCAGGAGAATTAGCTTGGTTTACTAACGTACCGTTAGTAGGATTTTCTCAGATGATACAATTGCCTTCTATATTTAATAAAGGATATAGAATGTCTCAATCTTTAGCAAAACTTAATCCTATTAAAAATCCACTATTAGGAACCACTATAGACAAAACAACTGGACAGTTGGTTACTAAAGCTTCTCAAGCAGGTTTAGCTAAAAAAATTGTAGGTTATTCTATGGTAGCTGGAAAAGGAGGAGTAACAGAAGGCTTTGAAGAATTTTCACAAGGTGTAATTGAACACGGTTATGCTGACTACTACTCTTCTCTGTATTCTGACGATGCAATGCAAAATTCAGTAGGATTTTCTAATGCTATGTTAAAAGCAACCAGAGGATATTTAAATTCTACAGAGGGACAAGACTCTATTACTATAGGAGGTCTTATGGGAATGTTTGGAGTAGGATTACCTGTTAAAGTAGACGAAGCTACAGGAAGAGTAAAACTTGGAATAGGATGGTATGGTGGTATCAAAGAAAGTATGTCTGAGTTTAAAAAAGCACGAGAAAGAGATAAGCTTACTATTGAAAAATATAAAGAAACTCCTATACAACCTGTATTAAAAAATAATATGGAAAACATGTTGCGAAGTAGTAAACTACAAGCAGACATGGATAGAGCATTAGGCAAAAAAGATACTTTCCACTATAAAAATAGTGAGCATGCTTATTGGCATTCTTTTGTTAGTACTAGATATAAAAACGGCATAGCAGATACTATTTATCAAGATTTAGATGCTCTTGAAGAAATGGATATAAATGAGTTTAATGATTTATATACATTTAAAACACCAGACGGTAATTTTAAATTTGATGAAAAAACTAGAAAAGCTACTTTAGATAAAGCAAGAAAAAGTACAGAATCTATTATAAAATCTCATGAAGACATTAATACAATGTTTAATGATCAAAATCTTATAATAGATAGAGTTATTAATAAAAATTATTCTAGCTTACAGAAAAAAGCAGCTGCTTTTATAGGCGAAGAACTTGCTAAAGATCCTGTTGCTAGGGCTATGTACATAAATAACCTAACAGAAGCAGCTAAAGATCAAATGATTTCTTTAGATAGCAGCATTAATAATTTAAGAAAAAGAGAAAAAGAATTAGAAAAAGAATTATCAGGAGTAACAGCTACTAACATAGATGCTAAAGTAACTGATATGATTAAGGCAGAAGCTATTGCTTTAGATAAAGATGAAAAATTTGATTTTGCTGATAATACTAATTCTATATATCAAGCTATAATGGAAGAGTGGAGGTCTTCAGATCCTGTAGGATTTAATGAAAATAAAGCCAAAGCTCAAGGAATTATTAAAGATTTAATTAGAATCAAAAGAGAAAAAGCTAGAGTAGCAGCAATGTTTAATACAATGTTTACTGCTAAAGGAGCTGAAAAATTTATAAATCTATATACAGATTTAGAAAATAGAAGAGAAGAAATATTTATAGAAGAGCAAAAAAGAAAAGCTGAAGAAGAATTATTAAAAGCTAGATCTAGTAATAGAGCTAAAGCAGCTGCTAAAGATATAGAATCTTTAGACCCTGATAGCGATATAGTAGATAATAAAATAGAAGATGAAATAGCAAATGTACTAGCTGCAGAATTCAGCAGTATTTTTGGTGGCGCTCCTGGAGTTACTTTAAGTGAAACAACTAAAGGTGATGTACCTATTAATACAGACGTAATAATAGATGCTTTAAGCAAAAGCCCTAGTTTATTTAATGCCATCTTAGATTATCTAGAAGCACAAGGAACCCCTGTTTCTATCACTTCTGTTGACGAACTTCAAGAACTTGCTGTAACAGATCCTACAAGTTTAAATAGAATTCTAAATGCTTTTCAAGTTATTTCTGCAGCACAAAGAACTAATCAAGCTAATCAATCGTCAGAATTAAATTATGCAGACCCTCAAGATGCTTCACAGCCTGCACCATTAAAAACAGAATCAACATCAATAGCAGAAAAATACAGAGCTATAGTAGAAGAATTACATTCTACAAGTATTTATCAACCTGGATCTAATGTAAGTGATTACGCTACTATTCCTATTACCCATGATAAAGAAATAGTAGACGGAGCTCCTAAAAGAGATGAACTATCAGGAAAATTTTTAGATAAAGAAAATACTGATCAACCTGTAGATACTAAAATAATAAATGATCCTAACTTTCTTAGTAATAAAGAGTTACGAGAAAATGATATTCAAGCTACTTTTAAAATAGCAGACAATGAGTTTAACAAAACTCAAAATCCTTCTGCAGATAATATTGCTATTAATGTTTATCATAATGATGTATTTATAGGAAGACTCCCGTCATGGAAACCAGGAATGCCTAATCATTTACGTGAACTAAGAAATGCTATTGTAAAATCAGAAGTAGATACTGAAGTAGAAACAACTACTACGGAAAACTCTGCATTTAGAAATCAATTTATTCAAGAAAATTTTAATAATATTGTAGAACAATTAGTAGCAGCAACTACAATTCCTGGAAATCCAGATTTTGAAATGTTTACTAATGAAGATAATGTATTTAAAAAGTGTTAATAATGGAAAAATTACTTACCGATA